TCAGACATATTTGATGATATATTTGGTGGTAGTGAGAGTATGGCAAGTATGTTTGGTGGTAGTGAGGGTATGGCAAGTATGTTTGGTGGTAGTGATGGTATGGCAAGTATGTTTGGTGGTAGTGATGGTATGAAAATGTTTAGCGGAATGGCAAATAAGTTATTTCAATCGCAATCATTTCAAAGTATATTTAAAACATCTGTAAAGATAACGTATTATGATCTTATTTACAAAAGAAAATTAGAAAAACAGTTTAATTTATGTGGAATGCCAACAAAAGCAATTATAGATTGTTCTAAATTTCCTAAACAATTTATAACACGAAGTTTTAATGGATTAAGTTCGACAGCTGAAATTGATTTTAAGTTTGAAGATGATGATGTATATGAAAGTATTATTCATCAAAATGGTAATGTAGATTTAATATATCAAATGAAAATATCGCATTATGATTATTATAAAGGATTTAATCATTCTTTTGTTCATATTGATGGTAATGATGTAAGTTTTAAAGTCAAAAGAATGTCAAAGAAAACTTTAAAAATAAAAAACAGAGGATTAAATGGTGGAGATTTATTAATCAAAATGGTTTTATACAATCCAAGTAATAGCAAGTTAAAAAATATAAGTAATGAAGAATATGAAAGTTTTTTAAATACTCTTAACGCACTGTGTAATGATAAGTAAAAGTATATAAAGACAAAAACAATAATATTGATTAAAAACAATGGCTGTTAAAAAGGTAGATAAGAGTGAAAAAAGTGTTAAACCCAAGGATACTAAAGTAGCTAAGGATACTAAAGTAGCTAAAGAAATTAAAGAAATTAAAGAGACTAAAGAGACTAAAGAGACTACAGAGACTAAAGTAAAAAGCAAAAAAATAGAAGTAGTTCCATATGAAAATTCAAAATTAGCTGAATTGATTGAAGCTATTGCTAATATGGATAAGGAGTTTAAGACAATGAAAACTCTAGTAAAGCTTGTTCTTAAAGAAAATGATAAGAAAGAGAAGATTCTTAAGAAGGAACGTGATCGTAAAGAAAAAGCTCGTTTGAGTCCTAGTGGTTTTGCTAAACCAACTGATATTTCAACTGAAATGTGTGATTTCCTAGAGATTGCACATGGAACATTGATGAGTCGTACTGAGGTAACTAAGAATATTAATACATATGTAAGCAAGAATAATTTGAAAGATCCTGTAAATGGACGTATTATTCGTCCAGATGCTGCATTGAAGAAGCTCCTTCGTGTGAAGGATGGAGATGAAGTTACTTTCTTTCATATGCAAAGACTTCTCAATCCTCATATCAAGCCTTTTAAACAAGCAACTCCTGTACCCCCTTCAACAGTTTAAAATTACTAAAATTATTTTTATATAAACACTATATTGTCATAGTATATATAATGTTTAAAAATAAATTAAATGAAAATATAAATATAATTTATATTATTTTAAAGAATTCAAAAGATATTAGTGCCATACATAAATTGTTTAAATTTCTTAAACGTGATTTTACAAGTTATTGGTATAATAATTTAGAATATACATATGAACTATCAAATGATAATCAATGTTTATTTAAACATTCTTTGATTGATATGGATGAAACTGATGATTATACAATATTAATGTATAATGATTCTAAGCAACCGATATATGTATTTCCTTGTATTAATAAAATATCTTTTAAAGAATCTTATACTATAGAAGAATATAAAATTAATAATCGTGTATCATTATGTATTAAAGATAAATCAATATACATAAGTTTTAAATACTCATCAAATTGTGATATTGATAGTAATATAAAAAATATTGAAAATTGTATTAGCAAATGCTGAGAGGTATCCATTTATCAAATTCTTTAGAATATGAACATTTGAAAGATTTGGTAAAGTTTAAGTTTGTGTCTTTAAAAGCATCACGAACCATATGACTTTGTTTAATAGTTTGTATAGATAAATATTTGTTATCTTCTTTAACTTTATAAATATCAGGTAGATCGGTTTTACTAACTGATTTTATATTATCTGATTTTAGAGTAAATTCAATATTATCTTTAGTTTTTATTGATACTGTTTGTATGATGTTATCATCAATATTCATAAGTTTGGGTTTATATTTAAAAACATAAGCCCAAAAATATATACCTCTAACAGAAAATGGAAATTCAAAACTTGATATTTTATTAAGTGTATCCACACATAAATTATAATAAGGTTTTATACGATATTTACAAATATCTATAGGATAATCTTCGGTATATTCATTATCTAACATATTATTTAACATTGCTAAACGTTCTGGTAATTGAAACTTTGTTAAATGTTCTCCTTTATAAGAGATAATATCTGAAATTAAAAAAATCCATTGTTTATTATAACAACATACCATTTCACCATCTATTAAAGTGCCATTAAATAGATTTGGATCAAATAATCCTTTTGTTAAAATGATTCTTGGTAATTGATACGTAGGATGTATTTTTTTATCAATAAAATAAATTATTTCTTTATCATCATATTTAGTAAAATATAAGAAATATGGATTACCATTTGTTCTAATAGATACTACATGAGGTGTAGCTGTAATATGACTTACACTTTCATTAGTTAATCTAAAAAAATGTTTCTGTATTATTTTAACATTATATTTTTTATCAATTTCTTCCAATATATCGGTTTTAATATCATTGGATTTAATATTATATGCTACTCTATCACAAAATGATATAATACCTAAATGCATTACTATAATGCTAATATATATATTATAATCTTTATATGTTAAATCGTAATGGTTTATTTTGTATTTTACCATTACAAAAAATGTTATCAGTTGGTATATTTTCTCTAGCGGGTTGATATTGAAATAACAATTCTGGGGTAGGTTCTTGATTTTTAGTAATATTAATATCATTTGATATTTGCGACATTCTGACATCATAAAACTTTACATTAGAGTTATTAACTGTATGAAGATTATTAGTTTTTTTTAAAATAGATTTAGGTTTTGTAACTTCATTTATTGTTTTTTCATTTATTGTTTTTTCAGGTTCAATACTTTTATAAAATAATAATACAATTGCAATTATAAGAAGAAATATAATAATAACATATTCTAATTTAAGTTGATTAGATTCTATAATCATTTATTATAATAAGACATTCCTTTTTTAATATTAATTACCTTTATGGAATCACTTATATCTTTTGGATTATTAATTCTTTATTATTATTAATAATCCACCAAAGTCTTTCATAAGCATCAGTATCAGTTTCAAAAGGTTGTTTATTTAATTTATAAATTGTATTTTTAATAAAAATAACTACAACATTCATAATGTGTATATATTTGTATAATATTTATAAAACGTTTATATAGAATGACTACTTCTGTTAGCGAAGATGTTTATAATGATACATTGATAGATGATTTTATGAAAAATATACTGTTTTAGATAATTCTAAACAGTTGATGGTTGATATAATACGCAAACCTATATATGATATTGAAGAATTACGTAAAAGACAAAATGTAATTAATATGCCGGATATAACTATTCAATTAAATCATTTAAAAAATTTAGAAGAAGATGTTAATTATTTTGTAAATTTAGATTATAAGAAAATTAATTCTGATAATGAATTTTTGAGTGCTTTATTTCCTAACAGTTGGTATAATTTCCCTATTAATTTGACATATCCTACAATAGAATTATTTCATTTATATAAAGTTTATTCTGTTCCTTTAATGCAATTTATATCACCAATAAGTATAATATTAGGACCATATTATTATATTAAAACTGTTTTAAAAATTGATTTTTCATTATTTAAATATGTAAGTATATTATGGAAATCTTTAAAAGCTATTATAACTGCTTCTTATAGTAATATTAAATATTCTTTAGTAAAATGGATAACTGTTTTAATTTATTTTTCATTATATGTATATGGTTTATGGCAAATGGTTGATTATTCGTATTATTTACATAATTTACGTAATGATCTTTCTACTAAAATATCTAATGTTAAATCTTTTATTACTATATGTTCTAAATTATTTGAAAATATACCAGATGAATATTGGAAATTAAATGATATATATTATGATAAATCTTTCATTATTAATGGTGATCTTACAGATGTATATTGTTTTTGGACAAATACATCTAATTATAGAATACGAATGAAACAAATATTAGAATGTATTAATTATATGGATATTGCTAATGTAATTTCTAAATTATATCATAATAAAAATTGGTGTAAAGTTAATTATGATAATAATTCTAATACTAAAATAGTTGGTATGCGATCACCATTATTAGATGAAGATCAAGTATGTAATCCTGCTTATTTAAAGAAACATTTGGTAATAACTGGACCAAATGCAGGTGGTAAAACAACTTATGTTAAGAATATTGTTTTAAATATAATATTATCACAAACTATTGGTATTGCTATGGCTAATAAAATGACAACAAATACATACCATATAATTCAAACATTTATGCGAGTATCAGATGAAGTAGGAACGCGATCTTATTTTGAAACAGAAGTAAAATATTGTTATGATTTATTAGATAAAGCAAGTAAAAATAAAGAACAAAATATATTATTTGTAATGGATGAACCTATGCATTCTACACCACCAATTGAAGGTCAATCAACAGCTTATGCAGTATGTGAATATATTAATAATAATTTTAAAAATGCTAAACTTATAGTTACAACACATTATCATTCTTTAATAGATTTAGGTTATACGTATAAAGAAAGTTTTATTAATTTATCTATGGAAGCTATACAAAAAGATGAATATAACTTTAAATTTCCATATAGAATTAGAGAAAAAGAATCTAAACAATGTATAGCTTTAGAATTATTAGGACGTGAGATGTTTCCAGATGAATTAATTAAAAGTGCGATTAAAATGAAAAATAGATTATCTAATGTTGATGATAAATGATATCATTAAGTAGCATTCTTAACCGTTTAGATCTAGTGTTTTATATTATTGTTTTTGCTATTATTTATGTAGCTATTATATATTTATGGAAAAAAATAGCACAACTTGAAAGTTCTTTTTATAAATTAGAAACAACTTTTGCAACGCAATTGTTATATAAAAATAAAGAAAACAATGCAAATCAATTTGCAGAAGATATGTTTATGAAAGTATTTGATAATAAACCTGAAGAACCTGTAGAACCTGTAGAACCTGTAAGAATCTGTTAATAGAAATTGTTTCAGAACAACCTAAAGATATAGTCGAAGATCCTATTATTTCTGAAATAACAGAAATATTAACACCTTCTGTTGATGATAATGTATTTACTAAAACTAAATTAGCTAAAATGTCAGTAGAACAATTAAAAGAACATTGTGGTAATTTTGGTATTTCTACAGAAGGAAATAAACCTGAATTAATTAATAAGATTCTTGCACATCAAAAATAGAACGAATATATTCTATATCAATTAAAGGTAAATAAGGTACATATTCCCATTCGTGTTTTTTAAGATATTTAATAAGTTTATAATCAGCTACAAACATATATTCTAATCCATATATTGGATCTATCATATATTTTTGTAAATATTTCGGTAAAACATTAATACTTGTTTTAGGCATAACAATTAATAATTGTTCTTTTGATTGTATAAAATGATTATCATAATTAGGAGTATATTCATATGTATTTAAATAATTTGCAATATCAGCTATACTTGGACAACCTAAATATGGATAATACCAACTATGATCAATTTTATTTATATTTTTATTATAATAATTATAAGTCCAAAAAATACCATCAATATAATATTTACACGCTTGTGGTATATCTTCAATATAAACTTCATTTCTATAATAATTTTTTCTCCAATTTTTAGGTTCGTTTGCCATAAATTTATCTTCGTAATAAATAAGATTTTTAAATATTATTTGTAAATCTGTTATATTAATATTAATAGGATCTATTTTTGATATTAAACACGTATTTTTACATACATGGTTTTTAATATATTAATACCATTACTTGATATTTTAAGACTAATAGGATGTGGTATAAAATCATTACCCATTATAGATAACATAACACAATAAGATTTAATAATATCTGCATTTTTATTAAAAATATAACACCATTCTAATTCTATATATTCTTTCAGTTTTTTTATACTAATATATGTTATTTTATTATCTTGTTCTCGCATTAAATAAATATTATCAGCTTTATTCACTCATTAATGATAATAATATTAGATCAGCATCTAATCCGTGAATTAAATAAATATTATTTGTATTAGGATCATTATGGATATAATCCAGTATTTTATGTTCTCCTTCACCATTATTATACATACTATCCATATTAATACATCTTGCTTTGATATATTTATTTAAACTATCCATAAAAGGTGTTCCACATGTTATAGCATTTGTATCCCAAGATTTATTCGTAGGTGATATATATCTACGTTTTCTTTGTTGATTAATTTTAGCTAAAGGTGCTACACCATCAACTGATATAATATATTTGTCAGGTTTTATTATTTCAACTAAACTTAACGTTTTTTTCCATAATAAATGAAAGAATTCATCTTCATGTTTTACCTTTACAAATTGTTTCGTGAGCTATTGGATGTATTAATCCATTATAGTCAAAAAATAAAATATTAATATTTGTAGGTATTTGTATAATATCTGGATATTTCTTAATTAGATCTGAATAATAAAAAGGAATGCCCATAATTTAAATATATTAATTATCTTTTATATCTTTTTTTTCTTATATTTATTTAAAACATATAAGATGGATTTTGCCAACACTATTTCGAAATTGTTAACTGGGACCCCTCAATCGCAATATGCGGCGATTGCTATTTTAATTGCGGTCATTGCAATTATATTATCTATATTATTTAACGAAAATGAATTAACCTTAGGTGAAAGACTAATGTTAATTGGAAGTGTTATTTTATTCAGTATCCCTTCCATTATATTAGGATTATTTGATCTTACTTGTGTAGCCGGTAAAACTGTTGAAAATAGTTTATGTTGGTGGTGGGGTTGGGTAATTGCCTTCATTATCATTATTATTTGTGTAATTGTTGTATTTGCTTCGGTTTCATCTATGTTAACTTATAATGTTGCTACATCAAAATCAATTAAACCTGTTGTAGATGAAACAGAATCAAATAGAATTGCTAAAGACTTAGTTAAAGATGTTCCGGAAACTGTAAAACCTAAAGTTGAAATGCCCACTATGAGTGATATGTCAATGCAACAAAATATACAAGGGGATATGACCGGTAATGTTGAGGGTATGAGTGGTTATGGTGATTATGGTGGTGCTGAACTATTCAGTAATAAAGGTAAAAAAGAGAAGTTTAATGCTAAGAAAGAGACATTCAGTAACTACTCAATAGAAGGTTTTGAAGGATGTGAATATCAAGGTGTATGAAAATATAAAATAATTAAAACACAAACTAATAATATTAAGAAAAATATTAATGAAAGATAATATAATTTATTATTAGAGGTTAATTCTTTTTTTTCAATCATATTTGTATTTTTCCAAATATTATAAGCTTCATCTAATGTTATTTGTTTTTTATTAATTCTTTCATTTACTTTATTATGAATATCAACTGTCCATTTAAATAATGTTTCTTTATTTGTCATTATAGGTGGATAATCCGCTATCATTTCTTTATAGTGATCTTGACAATCTAAACAAGGAAGAACATCACCAATTACTTCAAAAAACTTACGATATTGTTCTTTTTTCATATATGTTAAATCATCCGGATATCCTAGAGCAACATTATGTATAAAACCCCATCCAAATTTACCCCAATTTTTAGGTTCCATTTTACTATATAAAATGAAATAATTATAATATATTATGTCTAAAATAATCTGTAAAAATTGTAATAGTATAGGACATACTTATAGAGATTGTCCTCATCCAATAAGCAGTTATGGTATAATTTGTTTTACAATAATAGATAACGAAATTCATTATTTAATGATTCAACGAAAAAATAGTTTATCTTTTATGGAATTTATTAAAGGTAATTACAAATCTATGGATTTTTCAAAAATAAATACATTAATTCAATCTATGACTACTGAAGAACAATCTATATTAAATTGTGATAATTTTGATAGTATTTGGGAAAAAATTTGGTTTCAATCTAATAATAAAAATACAAAAGAATATATAGATGCTAAAACTAATTTTGATATTTTATCTCAAAAAAATATTTTAAAAAATATTTTAAATAGTAATAAAAAAAGTATTGCAGAACCTGAATGGGGATTTCCAAAAGGTCGTAAAAAACAAAATGAAACTGATATTGAATGTGCTTTGCGTGAATTTACCGAAGAAACACAATATAAATCAGATACAATTACGATTGATGATTATAATTTTCCATATCACGAAATATTTTTTGGAACTAATAAAATTATGTATAAACATACATATTATATTGGACAATTTACAGGTGATCATACTATTCCTAAGTTTAATAAACAATGTATGCAACAAATTAGGGAAATTAGAGCTATTAAATGGATGAAAAATAATGAAGTTTTAGATCATATTAATGTTCATAATATTGAACGTATTGAACTTTTTAAAAATATTCATAATAATATTTCAAAACAATATTGAATTTTAATTTATTCTGCTTTTAAATAAAATGAAAAAAACTTTTAATAAAGATGATTGTTTAGAATGGTTTAAAAAACCAGAAGTAGATCCACAGTCAAAACGTAAATTAAAACTTGATGCTAAAACTAAAAATAGTATTGTTAATCAATTAAAAACACAATGTGATAAATATAAAGAAAATAAAATTAAACCAAAATCACTTTCATCTGTATCAAGCGAACATAAAAGTATTACTAAAAAACAAACAGCTAAAATAAAAAAAGAAAGTGATATTAATTATATTAAAGAATTTGCAGTTCATACTGAAAAACCTTATAATGTTGTTGAGGATCTAGATAAATCTATGATTGATGCCTGTCCTAAAAATGTTTTTAATAAAGCATATTTTCAATACTTCGTAGGACAATATATATCTAAAAGAAATAATTTTAAAAATCTATTATTATTTTATACAGTAGGAACTGGTAAAACTTGTGCTGCTATTTCAATTGCGGAATCTATATTAATTGGTCATAATAATTTTGAAGAACCGCCTATAATTGTTATTTTACCTAAAACATTAATTAAAAACTTTATGAATACTATATATGATTTTCATAATAAGAATATTAATCAATGTTCTGAAAATATTTATAAATTAAATAATTTTGATTCTACATTACATTTAAATCAATTTATAAAACAACGATATAATATTATGACCTATGCTAAATTTCTAAAATATGATACTAAACTTGAAAATAAAACTATTCTTATTGATGAAGCACATAATTTACGAAATCCTATTGAGGATGATGAAGATGATGAAGATGTAGATATTACTAAAACTGAATTACTTAAAATATATTCAAAAGTTGAAACAGCAATTCAAGATGGTAAGAACAATAGATTAGTTTTAATGTCTGGAACACCAATGTTCAATAAAGCAAGTGAAATTAAAGATCTACTTAATTTATTATTAATAAATGATGGTAAAAATAAAATTACTAGTTTAACAAATGATGTATTAGCTGAACTTTCATCAAAGTATATTTCGTATATTAATAGCCAAAACCCTTTTGTATATCCTATTAGAATAAAACACAGTGATGCTTCAATGAGAGATATAACACCTGATGGATTAATTGAAGTTAAATTAAATAATAAGCAAATTATTAAAAATACTGATAATATTATACATAGTGCTAAGTATATGAATATTGCATATTCACCTAAACAACATTTTACAAAAACCGAATTTAAATATAAATCTATTGGTAAAACTAAAGTTTTAGATCAAACTAATATATCTACATATGCTCCTAAAATTTCTAGAATTATTGATTATATTAACAACACAACCGGTATAGCAATCATTTATTCTAATTATATTGAATACGGAATTTTACAAATAGCTTTAGCATTAGAGTATATTGGATATTCTCGTTATGTTGATTCAACTTCTAAAGATTTTAATTTATTAGATGATAACAGTGTTAAAAGAATTCCTAAATTAAAATATGCTATTATTACAAGTGAAAATAATCAACATATAACTAATACCGGTAGTCCTAAAAATATTGAAAATATTATTAAGTTGGCTAATAGTGATCGTAATATAAATGGAGATGAATTAAAATTGATATTAATTACTAAAAAAGCTAGTGAAGGTCTTTCTTTTTATAATGTTAGAGAAGTACATATATTAGATCCTTGGTATCATTTTAATAGACATGAACAAATTATAGGAAGAGGTTTTCGTAGATGTAGTCATATTAAACTTCCACTTAAATTACGTAATATTACTGTTTTCGTTTATTGCGGTTATTTTGAAGATAATAGTAATATTTCGGCAGATAAACACGCATATGATATTGCTAGTAAAAAACTAATTGAGACTAGATCATATATATCAATAATAGAAGAAAATGCTTTTGATAATCGTATTAATGAAAAGTTAAATGTATTTCCAAAATCTTTGTTTAAAAACGTAAATCCTATTAACATTATTAATTCACAAAACCTTGAAGTTGACTATGTTTTAGGTAGTAATAAAGAATATACAGAACCAATTGATAAAGATCTTATTAGTGATAATAATTTACGTTCTGAAAATATGTTTTTAAGTAATAGATATGCTACAATTATTAAAGATATGGTTAAAGATAAAGATTATATTCCATATGAAGAATTATTATCAAAATGCAATGATAAAAGATATTTAGATTTAGCTATTAATAATGTAATTTTTCCAAATAAAATTGGTAATTATTTGCTAATATTTAACAACAATGGTATTCAAAAGATTATTGATCATCCTGATATTGTAGAACAAGAAATTATATTAGATGAACCTGTTGTTAATAAACCTAAAACACCTGTTAATCAATAACAATAATAATATTATTGACAAATATGAAAAAGATTTTAACGATTTTGAATTATTATATAAATTTTTAATGTATATTGATAATGCTAATTGGAATAATATAGCTATTAATATAATTAAAAACAACACACAATATCCTAAATTATATAAACTTTTATCTGATAATTCTATAATTGTAAATAATTATTATTTTGATCTATTTAGTACTGATAATCCTTTACCTATAAAAGATCTTAACGGTAATAATATTGATATTAATACTTTTAATTATGAAGAACAAATTATTAAAGATAAAAAGAAAATGTATGGTATTATAGGTGTAGCAAAAAAATCAAAAGGAGTTTTATCTACAAACTTAATTTTTAAAATTGTTTCTGGTAATAATAAAGGCACAAAATGCGAAACACAACCAGCCGTAAATCTTAATAAAATATTAAATGAAGAAAGCAAAAATAAAACCGATAAATGTATGAAAATAGCAAAAAAATTTTATAATGAAAATAATTTACTTGATTATACCTTATATAAAAATGAAAAAATAATCTTTAATATTAAAATATGACTAAGATATTCAAAAAATATAAAATATGCACTTTAATTAATTTATCCATTTCACAAATTGCTAATAGCACTATAGATGATGCTATTTTAGAAAAAATACAAGCTAAATATGAAAATAAAATTACTAAATATGGATATATTAAAGAAAATAGTATTGAAATTATAAAAAGATCACCTGGAACTGCTATGAAAGAACATTTTAATAGTTCTTTTCAATTTAAAGCAGTATGTTATGCATTAATTTGTAATCCTTCTATTGATACAATTTTAGAAGCTAAAATTGTATCTAGTAATAATGCCGGATTTAAAGCAGAAGTTAGAGATGATAATGATAAAGTTATTATTGATATTATAATACCTAGATTAACATCCGGTATTAAGCATGAATATGATATTGAAGATCTAAGTATTGGTAGTGATGTTTCAGTTAAAATATGTAGAAAGAGATATCATTATAATGATAATAAAATTGTTATAATTGGATTAGTTATAAATAATCCAAATGATGATAATACAGAAGAACTTGAAGAATTAGTTGATACAATTAATACTGAAAAGACTGAAAAGACTGAAAAGAATGAAGAAGATAATTTTAGTGAAGATGGATGATGGTTCTTATGAACAAGACGATGCTGTAGATAGCAATGATGATAGTGATAGTGTAATTGATTTAGTAGATTTAAAAGAAGCTGATATTGATGTAGCTAATACAGAAAATGATGTAGTTAATATAGAAACTGATGATGATGATGATGATGATAATGATGATGATTATGATTATGATTAAAAATGAAACTATATAGAAAAAATATAATAATACATTACAATATGGATATTAAAACTAAAATACATATTATTAAAAATGAAATAGTAAAATGTTCTATGTTTGAATATCAAGAAATATATAAAATTATTAAAAGCAATAATTCTAATTATTCAAAGAATATTAATGGTATCTTTGTTGATTTACAACGATTAGATATCAGTGTTATAGATCAAATATATACATATATAATGTATTGTAATAAATTAACTAAAAATATTGATGCATATGAAGATATTAAAAATAATATTATTAAAACTAATTTTCAATCTTTAGAAGACGGAGATGATATTAAAATTGAAACTATTATAGATGTTGATGTTGAAGAAGAAAGTTCTTTACCTGTTATTAAAAACAAAGTTAGTTCCACAATGAAGTTTTATATTCTAAAGAAAAAATTAACTAAAACTAGTTCTATTTTTAATAATCAAACTGAAAATAATTTAGATTATGATACACCATATAAGACATAAACTATATATATATGTTAATAATGGAATTACTTAAAAATAAAATTGATAAAACATCGACAATGTTCAATGTTTTTTTCACATACTAAATGGATAATTTCATTGAATGATATTCAATGTGATACACCCACTAGTTCTTATGATGATATACAATATGTTGGTAAAGATTCTGTTCTTATAAATAATATTAAAGATCCTATTAATAATATTAAAGACCCTATAGGTGATGTTAAAGATCCTATTAAAGACCCGATAGGTGATGTTAAAGATCCTATTAAAGATCCTATTAAAGATCCTATTAAAGATCCTATTAAAGATCCTATTAAAGATCCTATAGGTGATGTTAAAGATCCTATAGGTGATGTTAAAGATCCTATAGGTGATGTTAAAGATCCTATAACAGATGTTAAAGATCCTATAGGTGATGTTAAAGATCCTATAACAGATGTTAAAGATCCTATTGGTGATGTTAAAGATCCTATAGGTGATGTTAAAGATCCTATAGGTGATGTTAAAGATCCTATAGGTGATGTTAAAGATCCTATAACAGATGTTAAAGATCCTATAGGTGATGTTAAAGATCCTATAACAGATGTTAAAGATCCTATAGGTGATGTTAAAGATCCTATAGGTGATGTTAAAGATCCTATAACAGATGTTAAAGATCCTATTAAAGATCCTATAACAGATGTTAAAGATTTTATAAATGATATAAAAATAAATAAAATTGAAAATAAAGATATAGGTCCATTAGATTTTTTTAAACAATCATTAGATTTATACGAAGATGATGATATAATTAAAGATAAATTATTTACTTTTATTTCAACCCAAAAAATAAGTAATAAATATACAAAAAAAGGAATATCAATGATTATGGATGGTATTACTCAAAATAAATGGAATATATACATTTGTAAGCTATTTTCTTTTTTACTTGATATTTCATTTGAATATCGAAAACAAAATATATGTTATACTAATAATAGCAGATTTATTATTAAAAAATGATTTAAGATTATAAGATGACTAATATAATAAATGCATATTATTTTATTAGAAAACGACGATCTTAATTTATTTAATAATGCTCATCGATTCTTAGTTAATGGTGATTTTTCATTATCAACGTCTAATAGTTTTCTAGAAATTTTAATAGACAATGATACATACACAATAACAGATGAAAATCAAATTAAAAATTATCGTAAAACAGGTATAATACCTAAAAACGAATATATAAAAAAATATACAACAAGTGTTGTATCAGACAATACTAATGCTGAATATGATTATCTAACTTCAATTAAAGAAATTGAAATAGAAGAAATAAAAGATTTTGAAAATACCATTACAGATGATATAAAACAATTTCAAATGAAAAAAGTATTAATTTATGAAAATAAAAAAGTATTACATTTGCATTATAAATGTGAGATAATTACAACAAGTAATCAACGTGATGTATCTTTTAAAGATATTTCATTAAATACTAAAAGTCCTAAATATGTTTATTCAATAATTTCTGATAAAAAATTGGATGAAGAACTTTATATACGCCAATTACATTTTATGCTAGATAGCAACATATTACCTTTAAAAAAAAAATATCAAGAAAATATTCTAAAAGATTATATGACTTTAATACGATCAATATTTTCTAGTAATGCTAAATTAAATGATAACATTGTAATGTTTGCACCAAAACCAGCTACATTAGAGAAACATAATTTAGCATCTATTAAAGAATCTTATGGTATAACTACTTCAATTTTTGAGAATTATGCTGTAACAGAGAAAGCAGATGGATTACGATTTCTATTATATATAAATAATGAAGGAAAAGCTTTCTTAATAGAAACTTCAAATAAGCAAGTTAGAGGATGTAATATAACTACAACCTTAAAAAATTGTTTGTTAGATGGAGAACTTGTATTATGTCAAGATCGTTTATTGAATAATTCCAAAGATCTTTTTGCTATATTTGATATGTATTATTATGATAATAAAAAGATTACACATTTACCATTATTGGACGATAATAGTGTTGAATCTCGCTATAATTATATGAACAAATTTATAGAGTCTAGTAGTAATTTTAATAGTCATGATATTATTGTTAAAAAACAATTAACCTCTAATGATATGTTAAAAAACTGTGATGAAATTTTAAATAAAGAAACATATGATTATCATATTGATGGATTAATATTTACACCTACTAAAATACCAGTATTAGGTGCTTATGCAAATAAACCAGTAGAAGTTCATAATATTAATAGTTTAAGTTGGGATAAGGTTCTAAAATGGAAACCGCCAGCTGAAAATACAATTGATTTTATAGTGATTGAACAAAGCAAACATAAACTACATTCAGATGGTAAAGTGTATAAAGAATATACATTGAATGTAGTTTTTAATAGTATGGATATGGAACCTATTTCAGTTGTTAATGGAATAAAATATATGTACGAAACACAAAGAATAGTTAATAAAAATGTTTATTCATTAAGACAATTTACAATTGATGATATACCACAATCAGTTTATATAGAAGTTGTTAATAATAAATGCTTTACACCTAAAAACGAAGAAATATTAAATAATTCAGTTGTTGAATTTGCTTACGATAATTCAATATTGATTTCAAATAAAAAAAGATGGAAACCGCTACGTATAAGACATGATAAAAATAAAATCTATAATTTTGGAAAAGGTGAATTAATTAAAACTGCAAATAGTTATTTTGTTGCTATGAATATTTGGCGTTCTATAACAAATGAAGTATCAACTGATATGATATGTGGGAATCAAGATTTAAATGTAAATATAAAAAAATATTTGACTGGTTTAGATGTTTATTATAAAAGATCAATATCATCAAATAATTTAATTTCTAGTAAAATGAATCAATTTCATAATCATATAATTAAATCAGATTTATATAAGGTGTCTGTAGATACTAAAAATAAATCTTTATTAGAATTAGCTTGTGGTCAAGGTTCTGATCTGAACAGATGGATAACAAATAATTTTACTAAGGTGTTAGGTATTGATTATACATTAGATAATATTACTAATGCTAGAGCAGGTGCTTATAGTAGATTGCTTAATTTAAAGAAGTATAATAATAAACATTATTCAAGAATATTATTTGCTAGCAGGTGATTGTTCTAAATCAATTAGAACTGGTAAAGCATCTGATAATATTGATGTTGAAAGTAAAGAATTATTAAAATATATATTTGATAAAAATAAAAACGCTAAGTTTGATAAAATTGGAATCTTTCCATCAAAATTTGATGTTGTATCGTGTATGTTTTCAATTCATTATTTTTTTGAGAACGAAGAAAAATTAGATGGATTTATTAAAAATATTGTTGAAAATATTGCTGAAAAAGGTAAATTTATTTTAACTTTTATGGATAAAGATTTAGTAAAAAAAATATTAGAACCAGATGGTAAAGCAATAGGTAAAGATCCTGTATCTAATGCAACTGTTTGGGCTATTATACGTAATCCAGAATATAATCTTAATACAGCAGTTGTTTATAATCAAAAAATTGATGTATTTATTGAAAATACAGGTAGACTTATTTCAGAAAATCTTGTTGATTTAAAAATACTAAAAATTAAATTATCAAGATTTAACATTCAATTTGTTGAATCAGAAACATTTGAAGAAACTTTTAATAACAAAAAAACTGAAATTAATAATATTCCTGTAAATAAGAGAACAACACAACAAATAAAAGATAAAACTATAATCGATACACTTAATGAAGATGAAAATTTAAAAAAATTTAGTTTTTTAAATAGATGGTGTATTTTTCAAAAATCTTAGATCAATAAATTATTTAATATTGTTATACATTGTGATGATCTTGGTAATATATCATAACCTGAGTTTGTAGCAAAAAAATTAATTAATGCTATTATATTTTTCATAGGATTACTATAACATAAATAAAAAAATATTTCTTTATCAGTTATCGTATCTTCAACATATATAGTTATTTGTTGTCTTCTTAATTGTGCTAAATGATATTGTAAAATTGGTGGTAATTTACTATCAATATCTTTTGACATTTTAAATCTATTATATTGTTTAAAATAAACAGTAGTAGTTGTATATAAATTATATAATATATCCCTCATTGAAATCATTGTTGTATGTATCAAATATGTAGGATCTAATTTTTCACCATTATTATCTAATGGATAATCTATTTCTTTATTATAAGTCTTAATATAATCAGATATATGAAAATCTTCCATATTTTTTTGATATATCCATATCATATTACGCCATACATTTGGATAACCAAACTCAGTTTCTTCTTGAAAAATTATTTTATTAGGTGTTATTTTATACCTTTTATTATTACATTCAAATATTAATCCATAAATATTATTCAATTGATAACCCTCTTTTAAAGTTATTTTTTTAGAATTTAATATGCCAAAATCTAATTTTATATTTACATTTATCCCTGTATATTTTTCTTTTGCATCTAATAAAATTATCTTCTTATAATTCTCACCAAATTCATTCGTATAATCTATATATTTTTTATTTTCATAATGTATAATACCAAATGTATATACAATGTTTTTATCTAAGTTTTGCATTAATTCTTCTCTACTTATAGGTAATGCTTCATTAAACATTTCACCATATTTTTTTGTAGGATGATTAAACTTTGAATAATCTATATTTGTACAAGTATTTGTGCTTAATATCCAATTATTACAGTAATAAGCATAAACCAAAGTTGAATCATATGCTATATTACATTCTAGACTATCATCGTATTTATTATTAGCATCTTCAAATTTTAAAGTTTCAGGAGTACTAGATGCTTTAAAAAGTAGTACATTTGTTGAAGAAAAATCTAAATTACACTACGACATTCATTATATAAATCAATATATGATTCAACATCTTTTCTTTTATAAGTATTATGTAATAATATTAAATTATTGTTTGAATAAAATCTTTTTGTTTGAATTGCAGGCCAATAATGATTCTCACGTAATACTTGTAATAATGTATTATTCCAAGATATATTTGGTTGTTTAAGTTCTTTTGTTTTATTTATAATATTATTAAGACTCATCATTGTCTTCATAAAATCATTATAGCTTTATATAAGATCTTTTAAAATTATATAAAATCCTTTAAGATTATTTAAAATCTTTTAAAATTATTTAAGATCTGGATGATATTTATTAAAAAACTTAGTGCTTATTTCCTCTGAACCGGTCTTAATATCTTTCTCTCCTGACAACACTTTACTTCTTTGATTTAACATTGTATAAAAAACGTCTTCATCAAAATCCATATCTTTATCAGTAATCATTTTATATAAATGTTCATAACGTTTTTTAAAATATTCATATTCTTTGTCTTTTATTTTATCTTTTCTTGATCTTATTTCTTTAACCGTTCTTATTATATCTTCGTTGCTTAAACCATCTACAGAAGAAGATGACATTTTATTTTATATTAGAATAATAAAAATGTCTGCACTTCAATTCAGTTTCTTAGATTGTAATAAAAATGCTTTAAATAATATTAAGTTAAAATCACCCGATCCTGGATTAGGTTTATATGCCGCCAATATTGCGGAAGATTGGGCACCCCCACATATTACTCCAACATCTTCTGACTATATGAAACAGTTTTATGCTAAAACTCATAATCCCTCTTATACTAGATTAGGCAATAATACTGAAGAAGAATCTAAATGTTAAAATATATCTGTTCTTTATTTTTTTCAATTATATCACATATAAACTTATATGTTTCATTAACTTGATCTATAGTAATTGCCCCGGTTATTAATATACTTCCACTCTCAAATACCGCTATAGTTATTTTTTTTATACCGTCTTTAACATTAGATTTTGATTTTACATTTCTTATATCATAGTGAGTTGAAGCATCTCTTATATTATTTGCATTATTCCACCAATATTCAATTTTAACTCCGGGATATGTTGAAGGATCAAATCTTGCTATCATATTATAATCATTTATCAATATTGTATGTAATGTTCTTCGTTTAATTGCAAAATTTGATGTATGTTCAATATTTTTGAATATCTTAAAATCTGTATTAATCATCAATATTTGAATATTTCCATATTCTAAATTACTAATATTTTCCAGTATTTTAATATTATTATCTTTAATTTCTTTTACTAGTTTTTCTAATGGTATTTTAATATCTTCGATAGTTCTACTACCTGTTATATGTAAACTACCATTTTGAAATACTTTAACATTTACATAATAATTATCAACCAATTTATATACAAAAGATATTTGATTATCAAATGTTCGTTTATGTTGTATAGTTCTTTTCTTTTTAATATAATTACCTCTTACTATTTTAGTTGTACTATCTTTACTTTCAAATCTAGATGTATAGACAAAAGTTTCGGCTTTGTCATAACAATTAATTGTTATATTATTAAATAATTCAATTATATTAATATCTAAACGGTTATCATTATCTTTTATCAACAATTTTGCATTACTAGTTATTGTTGATATACGATATTTTGTTATATATAATTCCATTGTTTTAATAATAATTAAAAGTTTATATCATTTTTTCTATAATATTCTTCATATTCTTTTTATTATTAATATATGATGTATTTAATATTTCTGCTACAGATGGAACATATGAATGTGGTGGTATATTAACTGCATAAAACTGATCTGTTTTTTTATGAACACATCTAAATTCTTTAATATCCATAGTTCCCATAAATATATCTAATAATTCATAGCTTGGAGCTGGATTTATTGGTGTCTCATAACCATATGATTTTGCCATCATATTTATCATATTATTTATATCCCATACACGATCACTACGGGTATTCTTTGAAAAATTATATGCAGATGCACATTCAAAAGAGCAAAAAATACCATATAATGTATAATGATTTGTTAATGAATCATATTGTATAGGCATACCACATTCAAAATCATTTACATCGTGTCTACACCACAAACACAACGATTTTTTAAATGGTTCTTGTTGTATTATTTCTGAAAAATTTTCTAAATTACCATTATCATAACCAGTAGGTTCTGCTATTTTATTAATATCATCTCGTAAATAACTATCAGTTAATGGTAATCTTATAATAGTATTCTCATTTAATTCAGTATTACCTAAAATTTCATCAATATTCTTTTTTATTGGTTCTTCTTTTGCTATTTTTTTTCTAGGCATTATGTTATGCTATAATAAAAATAAATGTTTATATCATTTTTTTAAATAGATTAGTAAAAAAATTATACTTGTCTGCTATATTTTTTTTAATATCCATTGTTTCCGTATTTTGCAATTTATCTTTATCATTATTATATACGGTTTTTATACATTTATTTTTCATTTCATATACTTCACTCCTTAATGACGATATTGTATTTATTAAAATATATAATAAATATATTATTACAATAAAAATTATTAAAGTAAATACTTCCATATTTATCTTTTAAACTATATAATTAACTGAACTTAAAACCTCCCATACCACCTATTATTTCAAATATATTATATTGTAATATATACACATTTATATCAAACTCACGATTCTTTACCTCTTCATTTATTTCTAACACTAATGACGTATTTATTGGAAATTTACCACCTGGATTATAATAACCGGTTGGTTGCCATTTTTCTGGATTTAAAGCAAACGAATAACAATATATACCCTCTTTCGGAACATTGCTATGATGTATATACGGTTGGATTTTATTAAAAAATACCGCATCCTTCTCTTCTACACGCTCATTTGAACGATTCCATAATATTTTAGCATTTTTTAATATCTCTTTATTATCATATATATATGTTGTTTGTAAATTAAAATTAGTCTTATTACTTGTATCCTTTAATACCCATATCATCTCTTTTATTGGTGTATTTAGATCTAAATCTATTGTGGTCTTTATACTTGTTGTTTGTTTATCACGTTTTTGCACATTTTCTACTAAAAATACATTATTACGACGATTTACTGTTATTAGTTTTCTTTCAGTTTCATTTAAATATACATATTGTGCTTCTATATGTGCATCTAAATCTAATTGTTCGGGTGCAACAAATGTATTTATTGTTATTGCATCTGGATGTAGTTTTGGACTTACATATGCTCCTTTTGGATTATCTATCCCATTATTATAGTTTTTATCATAAACTTGATATAATTTTTCTACGTCTTCAAATTCTATACTTAATATTACTTCACTTGTTTGAAGAGCACATAGAGGAATTGCTAATGCTGGATTTTTAGAAAAATAAAAAGGTAAAGGAATACTAATGCGCTTTGATTTTATTGCTGGATTTTTAGGATAATATTCATACATTATTTGATTATTTTTTGTTATTTTTATTTGCTTATTTGATATTCGGGGATTTAAAGAACTTGCCACATTTTCAGTTATAATATCATATTTATGTTGTTTTTTCAGATGACATTGTTAGTTCATTCCATATTACCATCCATTCACCATACAATGTATTTATAGCTACCCCTTGACTTCCTACAAATAATTCGGCTTTTTTTATTAGTAAAGTTGCATAATTATCTATCCATCTAAATCTATAATCTTTATTTTCTGGTATATTTATTTCTGGTATTCTTACAACTAATGTTAGATTACTTAATAGATCACCGTGACGTTCTATTTTTTTTATACATTTATTCTCTTTACCCAATGTAGGAACAGTAGTACTATCAAAACTTAATTTTAAATTATCTAAAGCAAAACGTGTATGACGTTTATATACATATTTAAAATAGCTTAATTGAGGTGTTAATGACAAATATTGATCTACTTGTCCTATTGATACTAATTGAATTAATGGTGCCACTGGCATTATTTATTTATTATATCTTTTACACCTTTAAACTAAAATAATTATTATAAAAAAAAAATAATTAAGCATATATTTTTAAAGAGATTTTGGCATACTATAACCTTTTATTTCTAAAGAAGCTTCAGTTGCTTCTGCACCATTGTCAAATGTTGATGTTGTTGGTATTAAAGCTGTTGATTTTTTACAACCGTCTTTAAATAAACTAACAATTTCTTTATCTTCTAAAGCATAATTGAAATACGTTAGATCTGATATTCCTACACCTGTAGAATTATCATTACCATTAGTAGTAGGTAAAATAGAATTATTTCCGGTTAAGTTGGTAGTTCCAATATGTAAGTCACTATTATTAACTTTCATTGCTGTTGATTTAGCTACTAATTCTCCGTCTTTATCTAAATATACATAACCATTTAAATATAGTTTTACTACTGCTTGATTTGAACTTACAAAAACATCATCATTTGGGGATGTTTCACTCACTATTATAGTTATCATATTCCATTGGTTTTCTAAATCGTGTCTTTTTGATATTTCTTTAATACCAATTAAATTATCATCTTTACTTATTATAGTTGCTGTGCAAATATTAGCTCCTGTATTTGCACCTGCGTGAAATACATCAGGATATTCAATACTATTAAACTCTACTATTAGTGCATCTATTTTACCACTATCATTAGTATCCAAACGAATTAATGGATTTTTTACTAAAAACCAACCATCATCGCTACTTGTGTCACATCTATAAGTGCTATTATACTTTACTAACTCATTACTTCCTTTGTTAAATAATACTAATGTTTTCCCATTACCAACAACAGGAACACTACTCGGAAAATATAACCAAAAGTTATAAGTATAAACTGAACCACCTTTTTGATTTATTGAAGGATTTAAATCAATATAAGTTCCTTTGCTTTTATCTCGTGTATTAAATGTTATTTTATGTCCAACTACATATTCATATACACCATCAAGTATTTTAGTTTTTTTTCTAATTGTTGTTGGGGTTATTATATCAATTAATATTTCTCTTGCATTTTTATTATATATACCATAAGCTAATACACCCATTAAAACAATTAAAATAATTGCAATTATAATTTGAATTAATACATATATCATTTTAATTTTAGAAATAGATAAAAAATATATTAGCCTGCTAACTTGTATATTGGTGCTCTTACTCCATATCCTAGAGAAGCAAAAAAACCGTCAATAGGTCCTTCGCTATAAATATTATATATATCACGACTATTTAGATCATAGTTATGAATACCCACTTTACTTAATAATCCGTTAAAACCATAAGTAGTACTATTATTACCACCTACTATTAAACTTCCTGTTGTATCTAATTTAAAATTTACTAATTTTTGGTTAGTATCATAATTTTTATCATTATTTCCATTTGTAATAGATGAAGCTAGTTGTGCATCCATATATAAACTTACAGTTGAACCTCGCCAATCATCTGATATTACTACCGCAATATGCACCCATCGTTGCATAGGTAAATAGTCAAATGATACTGTATTGTCATTTTTATTACTAGCACCAATTTGATCAGTAGTTGCAGGAGCACCGTTTACATTATTATTCGGGAAACATATATATAATTTAGAATCTTTTAGAACAACTACAGGGGATTTGTCAGTTATGCTAATACTATCATTATCATTACCAATTGCAAATATATGTTTAGCGTTGCCATTTGCATTATTAACATCATTTACATATATCCAAAAGGTGTAAGTTCTTCTAAGACCATTACCACTTGCAGGAAAGTTTTCAATAGTAATAACACTTTTAATATTACCTTTTATAGGAAACTTAGTTTTCTCAATTATAATCGATTTTTTATTAAACACTGCATTAGCAATAAAATAATATACAATAGCAACACATATTATAGCAATTACAATTACAGCTATAAGACCATATAATACACTTGGATTACTTAACATTTCTGTTGCTTTTTCAATAGCAACACTTGTTTCTTCACTAACTTTAGATACTGTATCAGATGCTATATTTTTTACACTTTCTACTGCATTATTTGTCATTCCAGATGCTATATTTACTGCTTTATCAGCTTGTGATTCTTCTTCTTCTTCTTCTTTTTGACGTTTGTCTTCAGATTCTTCTTTATTCGCCATAGCTATACACCTTTATTATATCATAATAGATATTTTCTTTTCAACTTTTCCAATATTGTATCATCCATTTTAACAAAAGCTTCTATATAACTTAAATCTAACATAAATTCACGATATTTATGTATAACCTTACGATTTATTTTACGTTTTAATTGTATTGTTGGTTCTTCAACTAATATTGTAGAATTTTTAAGTAAATTAGAAGGTATATCTTCTATACAATTAACTTTTATATATATAATTATATCGTATTTAATATCTTCCAAATAAGACCAAAAACCTTTTTCATTTATTACACTATCATTTATCATTATTAGTTTTTTTTTAGTTAAATTGTTAATACATTCAAGCACTGATACTCTTGTTGCCATTATTATTTTTTGATGTAATTCACTAAACTGTTCTACATATAATATTTCATACTCTTCCAATGTTGTTTCATCAAAATCAATTGTAATAAAAGTTAATTTCGCCATATAGCTAATGTAATTATATATATAAATAATATTAATATAGGTGTTAATAAATAAACAGAAAATAAAGATCTATTTTCATCAGCATATCCTATTGTTTTTAATTTTCCAGTTTCTTCAAACATTAAAGAAGGTTCAAACAAATATAATATACTTAAAATAACTATATAAATTAATAAGGTAATCAAAATTCTAAGCATTTTATTTATTATAAACAAATGATAAAGTTATTTATTATCTTGTTTATTATTATTTTATTCTTTTCGCTATTTTATTATAAATTTAAATTAATTGAACATCTTAATAATAAGAAATATTTCTTTTATATTTCCAAATCACCTAATTTATATTGTACACATAATATTCACGAAAGAAAAGTAGGATATATATCAGATACTGATAAAGAATTCATTAATGCTATTAGTAAATCTTATCGAATAAAACCATTTAAACTTATTAAATTAAATCCTAAAGTTCCTTTATTTGATAGTGTTGATTTTGGTATTGTATCAATTGCTAAAGACAGTGATGTATTTAAAGTAATATCTGATTTTGATTTATTTATTTATTCATTTGATAGTATTGACATTGATAGAATAAAAATATTTATGAAAAATATTAGAGAAGAAGAAATTAATATTAAAAGCTTTTGGAACTTTAATAAAAAAATAACTATTAAGAACACTACAACACCATACATTAATACTACTGAAAACTTTATTACTAGATTAAAACGTGATCCTGAAATAGAAGACCCTAAATACCATTGTTATGGCGATAAAACAAATATGAATAAACAATTATGTAATATGAAATATGATCCTTTTGGTAATCTTAAAGAAATAGAGACAATTTGGGATAAACCTTGTGAAAAAGATGAAGAATGTCCGTTTTATGGTAAAAATAAACAATATCAAACTGATAGAGGAAAATGTGTAGATCAATATTGTGAATTACCTATAGGTGTTAAAAGATTAAGTTATACAAAATATGATGATTCGGGTATTGTTAATAAACCTTTCTGCCATAATGCAGAAGAATGTAATGATGATAGTGATTATATATTTGCCTAAATAATTACATTACATTAAAATAAAATTATGGAAACTATAATAAAAATTGTTATAATTTTAGTGCTTATTACTATTTATTTTATGACTATGAAAAATTGCTTTGAATATTTTGCAGTTTTACCTCATAATAATAAAATAAACACTGCTAATAAAACAGATGCTTTAAAAGATCGTCATCCTATTGATAGTATTAACATCGATATTAATACACCTGAAAATTCTTATTATTATGAGTTTTCTAATGAAAAATATTTAGAACTATTAGTTGATATGTTTCACCCTTCTTCACCTGAAAAATATATTATTCTAAGAAATACAGAATGGGAAACTGAATTAACTCATTCTACTATCACAGCTATTTACAATAAAGCTTATCAATTTATTAGTAATAAAATTGCAGAAAATACACCTGATATACAAATAGTACACGATCTTTTAATTAAATATAAAAAAAATGAAGAAAAACAAGAATATTTACTTGATATTGATATGATATTATATCGTAATTATAAATTAAATGGAAAACATATTAATTTCTTAGTTTATGTAAATCATACAAGAGAAAGAGTTATAGATATTAATATTAAAGGTATTGTAGGTGAAGATAAAATAGGACTTCATCCTATTGTTCCTAACGAAACCAATGATGATTATATTTCTTTTGAACCTATTGAAAAACTAATATAATGTTCGATCATTATTATCATCACCTTGATAATTTACAATAGGATCTTTATTTGTATCTACAACATTAGTATCATAATCATCATATGTGTTTATAATACCACTTTTTTTTAACATAATAGCCACTTCTTTATATTCAGCATCTAAACTTTCTAATATATCTATTGCTTCAACTTTTAATTTCTCACGATAATTACTTATAGATTTATTATATTGTTCTCGAGATAAAATTACCTTTGATCCTAATTCTTTAATTTTATCGTATATTTCATTATTTTCTGATGAATTAAAATTTCTTAAATATTTTGCTGCTAAATATACATACATATCACTTCTTTTTTTCTTGAAATTAATGTCATTACAACAACTATTTTCTAATGTTGCAATTTGTTCATAATAATATTTTGAATCTTTTAAACATCCGGTTAATAATAAATGTTTTAAATTCTGCACAATTTTACATTTTTCTAAAATATAATTTTTTAAAGAAAATATTTCGGTTTTTGTTGATACATTTGCCATAAAGGAATTAACACTTTCTTCTACATATTTATTTAACTTACTTTGATCTTTTAAATATTCGTTTATTTCAAGATCATCTATTTCTATATTATAATCATCTATATTATCTTCTTCTTCTTCATAATTAAAGTCTTCTATTGGTTGTTGTGTTATTTGTTCAGGTAAATAATTTTTAGCATTCCAAGTATTCTCGTAAGTAATTATATTATTCTTAAGCGAATATTTAATATCATCGAACCATTTATCATTGTTTGACGTTATATCTTTATAAGCTTCATAATCTTGATTTAATAATTGAGCACAACAACCTGCTATGAAAGGATTAACTTTTTTAAGTTTTTTTGGAACAATATATTTTAAAGCATTTACAAAGTTTATATATTTTACATCATTATTTGAGTCATTCGATTTCTTTAATTGATATACTAAATTTTTATAAAATTTAGTATCTGTTTTTTCTAATGTATCTTTAATATTATCGTATAATACTTGTAATTCATTTAATTGATCTTGACATCTTGGATTCTTTTTAATTAATTTTGATAATTTTGTTTCAACATCCTTTTGCGTTACAAAATATTCATTATCTGTTATATTTCTAAAATATTCATTATCTATTATATTCTTAAAACAACATATTATATACGCATATATTGATTTGGATTTTGGAAAAATTACTTTGCTATCAATAATTGTAATTGGTTCTGTAAATTCATTAAATATATCATCACATTGTTCACTTAATGTTATATCATCATAATTATTATTATAATAATTACTTTGTATCGTTACATATAAATAAAATAAAGCACATTCCGTTTTTTCACTATCATTAAAAAGTTGCATATATTCTATCATATCACCCAAATCTATTTTTAAATCTTTACCTAATTCGTTTATTAATGTTTTTAAAAATAAATTATTATTATCTTGGTCTATTTTTTTTGTTTCAATATTTTGTCGCAATATATTACCCATTTCAATATAATTATCATCAATGTTATTTTCATCTTCATTATCTATTATTTCTATAAACTCTTTAGAAAACTTATATTCATTGTTAAATACTTTATCTATCGTATTACATATGTTTTTTACTTCTATTATTTCAGTATCTTTATTATTTTTTAATTTTGTAAAGATTTGTATTAATCTTTCAATTTCAATTTGTTTTAAATAATCATTTGCATTCTTATATACATCTTCAATATCTATACTATTATCTGCTATGTTTTTGTATAAATCTCTTATATTGTTAAATATATCAGTTGCTTTTGGTGTATTAAGATTCTTTTCAGATAAATAATTTAATATGCTATTTATATCATCTTCCGTATAATTTTCTAAATTATCAATTATATATTTATTTATATCATCATCCCAAAATACTATATTTTTCGCATTTAATATTACAGGTTTAATTGTTTTTTCGTCTTTATCAACAAGTTTTGGTATTTTATCATATTCTTCGTCTGTCATATTTTCAATATTTTTACCATAACGCTTCATCATATCATTTACATAATCAAAATCATTATCTTTGAAATTTAAAGGAATATTACTATTTATTTCTTGAGGTATTTGGTGTAATTTAGAATATAAACTTTCGTTTAATGTTGTTTTATATAATTGTAAAATTTCCAGTGTCTTAAGATCATCAGGTATTGTAGTTCCTATTTTAAATTGCCTTTCTGTATGAATTACATTAATAAAATTATCAATATAACTTGATTCAAAATTAAATGGATTATTAAATAATGATTTTAATAAATCTTCTTTATTTTGAAAATTATTTTTATACATTTTCATATAATTTTCAAATAATTTTTCTTCATATTCAATATCATCGATTATTGTATATATATCTTCTAAACCTTTTGGTTTATTTAGCAAATAATCATCTACATAATCATCTACAATGTCTTTTGATTTTGCTTCATTATCAAAAAATTCATTAAAATAATAGTATAAAGCATCTTTTGAAAATATATTTATTGCGTTTTCCAAGTTTGGTATATATTTAATTGAAATTTTTGGTAATTCATCTTCCATATTTTACTCTATTGTTTTATAAAAGTTTCTTTTATTTGTTCTTTTATTATTTGTAATTTATTTTCAATTATTTCATTACATGTTATTCCTAAAAAATTTATATATTCTTCTTTACTTTTAGCATCTTTTAGTGTCATTCTTATTGTTAAAACTTTATCTAATGGATGTTTTACTATATAACCTATATAAGTACAAATACAATTTTCAACAGTTTTTCTCTTAGATATCACATAATTATCAAATATATAAGATTGTATTATATTTCCAACTGTATCATTTTCATCCGGAATACTGAAATCATACGTTTCTTCATTATTTTCAAATTGGTCTATTGTAGATTTATCAATCAATACACTTAATTTATTAATTAAAATATCAATTGCTTTTAATAACATATATTTATGTGATATAGTATTATTAATAATTTCAAATTCTAATACATATTCACCTTCATTATAATCTCGCTCTTGTTCTATAATACTTTTTGTATTTGTAAAAGACACTTTGGGGTTGTTATATACTGTTACTCCTGATACTATATTAAACGAAGCATTCTTTCTTCCTGTTTCTTTAACTGCTTCAGCTTTTAAGTGTAAAGATTCATTTTTGCGTAATTTTGTAATTGTAATATATGGTTTTTTAAAAAAGTTTGGAACTTTTTGTTCATCTATAGTAACAATAAGATCTTGAGTGGTAATTATTTTTATATTCTCAGCACAACTAACATTTAATTCAATTTCCAATTTATTATCCCCTAAAATATATTTATCATTATATTTTTCACTTACATCCAATGGTATTAATGCTATTCGATTTGTTATAATTTCATTATTTAAAACTGTAGTATTTTCCATAATATTTACAGTAGTATCAATACCATTTCCTATAAATCCTAAAATTGGAATATCCATTAATAATACACGCCTAATACCATTTAATATTGATACATCAATATCTTTGGTTTTTAAAGATATTCTATTCAATTTTTTATCATAACTGAAATTACTTAACATTTATTTTAATGATATAAATAAATCATTTTTATATAAAACTGTATTCCTATTAATACTATTAAAAAATGTTATTATTTTATAGCGATCAATGTAGTCATTGCACTATGTTAATAGAAACATTAAAAACATTAGATAAACAAAAACTAGTTAAACTTATATCAATTGATTATTTAAAATCAAATCAAATTATATTTGATGTAAGAATTACACACGTTCCCGCAATGTTATTACCCGATTTTAATAAAATTATATTTGGTAAAGAAGTATTTGATCATTTGCTATTACCAGGAAAAGGTGTTTTATTAAAACCTACTACAACAAACTCACAATCTGTTTTAGATTTATCTGAACCTTCAGGACTTGATTCATTTATTTCTCAAAGTTATGAAAATATTGACGAAAATGATAATTATCTAACTGGACCAGTTACTATTTGGGAAAACTTGGATACACAAACAAATGTAATACAACCTAATATTAAACCAATTGGTAATACTGATACTGAAAAATCTAATAAACAATTACCTAGTTTAGCTGAAATACAAAAAATGCGTGAATCCGCACTTCATTAAAAAAAGTTTAGATATAAAGCTATTCAATAAATATATTAAGTAAAATGACAACTTATGTATTTAATCAATATTTCCTAACCTTTATTAAAACTGTTAAAAAAAATTCTAAACCATTAAAAGAAAAAAAAGCAATTGCTAGAGATATTTTAAACAAAATACACGCATTTTATAGCACCTTTGATAATAAATCTAAAGATTATCTTGAAGCATATTCAACTGTTTTTACCGATTTTATTTGTAATCCTTTAGTTGAATGTAATAAAGAAGAACTCGATAAATGGTTTGAAGACAACGAAAGTCTTAACATTCTTAACAATATTCCTATTAAAAATGTTAAAGTAGTTTTTAAAAAAACTACAGTATTACATCAATTCTTATTAATATTTCATTTGTTTAAAAATACCGATTTAACCGAAGATAATATTAAAAATATTATGGAAAAACTTAAAGGCACTAGCACTATTGAAGATGATCTTATTCCTGAAAAATATCGCAAAATAGTTAATCGTATTGGAGAACTTGCTATTGAAAATAAAACTGGTTTTACTATGGAAGATATTGAAGATACTAGTATTGGTAAGTTAGCAAAAGAAATAATGGAAGATGTAGATATAGAAAAGGTTAAAAAATCAATAAATACAGAAGGTGATATATTAGGTGCATTATCTGATCCTGATAACGGTATTGGTAATTTAATTTCAGATGTTAGTCAAAAAATGGCCACTAAATTAAAAAGTGGAGAACTTAAACAAGATGCTTTATTAAAAGACGCTCTTAATATGGCTGGTAAATTACCTGGTATGAATGGTGGTGGAAGTGATGGTCCGGATATTGGAAACATTATGAAAATGATGTCCGGAATGATGGGTGGTGCTAATATGCCTTCATCTCGTTCAATGCAACGTAAAATGGACAAAAAATCTAAATTAAAAAAGAAATTAGATAGTAAAAATAAAGAATGAGTATTTTTTGGCTAAATGATCCAACTGTATTATTTCAAGAAATACCTGATAAATTTACATTTATTGATAAATTAAACTTTATATTTTTAGGTGGGGTAATATTAAGTATTATTTTAGTTTTACTTAACAATTTTGATTTATCTTATTTATCTTTAGCTATTATAGTTGCTATTATTACTTTCGTAATTTATCAACATAAATATGTTTATAATATTGAAAACTTTAAATCCAATTGCATTATGCCTTCAGTTAATAATCCTTTTATGAATCCTAATGTATTAGATACAACATATGCCAAACCTTGTGCAACTGATAATGCGATTTTAAATAAAAATTTTTATACTAATACCTTTCGCGATGTCAATGATTTTTATGAACGAGGATTATCTGTAAGACAATTTCATACTATTGCTGGTAAAACTATACCTAATGATCGTGATAGCCTTATGCAATGGTTATATAATTCAAATGATAATAAAAAATCATGCAAACAAGGTAATAGTTCTAGATGTATTAAAAATATCAATTTAGATAGAGATGATTTAAGATTTGTTGGTCAATCCTCATAATATATTTGTTAATAATAAAATGGATACTGAAGATGAAGAACCACATCAAATAATTGCAAGACAAATTCGAGCAATTATGGAAGAACTTGATAACATTAAACGTAAATCATCGTCTTCTAGTAGTATAAAATCCATGTCTTCTAGTAATATAAAACCATGTCTTCTAGTAGTATAAAACAACAAGTTATTCTTATTCATCCAGATGATAGACGTATTATATCGCCTGGTAATTTAGGTGCTGTAACTGGACAAACAAATGAAAGTATAACAACTGCAATAATTCAAATACTTGATGTTAATAGTATAAACCATATTAAAAAATTAAAACATTTAGCAAAACTTTTATATACTCTAGAATATTTTAAACAATATAATTTTTCATACATATATAAAATTTTAGTTTGGATTGCTTTGCGTATTTTAATTGATTCAAAAAAAAACTACGCTTATAGGTTATGATGAATATAGAGAAAATGTTTATGAACAAAACGAATCCGGTGTTGTTAATACTCATAAAAACCTAATTATAAATTTTTAGCAATTAAAAAACCATTTTATAGAATAATTAATTATGATCAATTATTATATTTATTTAAAGAATACGTCGGTGTATTACGATTACAAGAAGTTAAAAAAACAAAAATAAAACAGCAAAAGATATTCATCAAATTGTTATAAATCAAACAAAGATTACACACAGTAAAACTGTATCAATATTTGCTGTTTTAAGTAGTTATTTAACACGTAGTAAATTAATAGATAGACGTATATACAATAAAATACAAAAAGCAATAGATAAACTAAGAGCCAAAGATACTAAAAAAAAATAAATATATAATTAGAATAAATGTATAATAAAACTTGCGATATTTATAATGATACCTGTTGGATGGAATCCAAAGATATTAAAAATCAAAATATAGATGAATATATGCATTATAATACTAATTTTGTAGAATGCAAAGATCCTAATGTAAGAATGCCTACTTATTATGTTGATCACGTTAATTTAAGACCTGCTCCTCATCCTAATGTTGCCAATCATCCTGATAGTTGCTTAATTGATCACGAAAGTCAATTAAGAAATGATAAATCTAAACAAACACGAGATAGATGTAATATACAATTATTTCATAGAATGTTTCAAGCTTGTCCCAATTTACGTCCAGGTGTAGGAGATCCTAGTAAAGAATTAGATGTTTTATCTGGTTCTAATAGTTCGCATATTTATGATAAATGTAATGAAAAAATAATGGAAAAACAAACCTATCATCCTACACCTATGTTAGATTGTGTAGCTGAAATACAAAATGTTGATCATATTGTTCCACAATGGATTCGTGGTGGTGAAGATACCCGTAATTATTTAAATCGTAAAAAATTTTTAGAAAAATGTAATTAAGTTGATGCTATTACTTACATAGAAAGATCACTATTATAAATTATAAATTATTTTAAATTTAATTAATTTAAGTTTTTTACAAAGAGCTGAATATTTTTTAAGATAAACTAAGTAATTCTTATTCTGATAATTATTTTCTATAAGTTTATAAGTTATTTTTTTATTGATAATGTTTCTATTTTCATCTGTAATTTTACCACTAACTTCATAATATATATTAGCAATATATATATATATAGATTCGTCTTTTATATCTGTTCTTTTATATATCCTATATTGTTTTTTACTTATACTATGTTCTAACATTGCATTAGTTGTCTCATATTGAATATTTGAATTTTGATTAGTAGATTGTAGAGCAACATTATTTCGTGATTTATATGTTGAATTTATACTTGATGTTGAAGTAGAAATATTAAATGAAGCACTTGATTTATTTTTATGAAAAAGTGTTAATTTTTTAACAGTTTCTGATAAAAGTGAATCATCAAGTTGTAATTCTTTAAATCTTTTTATATCAGGTATGTTTTTAAATTTATATTGTATAAGTTCATTTGCAGATATAAACACTTTACAAATATAATACACACCAACACCCGTATTTATTGGTAAAAGATCTTCATATCTAAATTCACAAGGAGTTGTAAATAATAATAATTCTTCTTCAAAATATAGTGCATTTTGACCTAAAATCTTAAAATCTATAAACGGAACACCTTTTTCTAAAGTTATTTCATATAATATATGTGATTTCTCTACTGGTAATTGTTTACCCATTTCCATAAACCCTATTGCTGTTGTTTTATTTCTTGTGATTGATATAAAAGATCTTTCATGCAATATTTTAGTATTTTCTTTAGGTAAGGTCATTCCTCTGTAAAATACTACTTCTTGAACCTGTTCAAATATTTCATTATTGGTAAATTTGTAATGTGTTATAGATGGTTGTTTTTTACTTTTATTATATATATATCTCGCTAGTTCATTTTTAGCAATAATATATTTACCTCTATCATTATAATAATATGCAAAAGAATCTGCAAAATTATCTGGTATTTCAAATACATTTCGGTCAGGTTGGTTACCATTAAATCTTTTAAAATTTTTATATTTATTTAATTTTGGCAAACTAAAATCAGCAGCGTAATAATAAAATTGCAGTAAAAAATATTTTTGATTATCTACTACTTGTTCTATATATTTAAGTATGTCTTTGTCTTTAATAGTAAATTTACGTTTAACAAGACTATATGGCAAAACACTAGTGTTAGTAGTCCATGTAATTGTGTATATAGAATCACATATTTTTACATTAGCTTTAAATATTAGTATTTTATAAGACTTTTCATTAAATGCGATAATTACTTTATGATTATCAAGCGGGTTAATTTCTATAAAATATTCATAATTCTCTAAAAATGCTAAATGTGGTGTCTGTATATCTGATTTTTTACCTAATGATATTGGCTCTTTTTGTTCAATCCAATATAGATAATAAAACTTAGATTGATACAAATATATTGTAGTTAATTGCTTATCGTCAAGATCTTTTGATTTTATATTTTGCAATTTAGGTTTAGAAATATAGTCATCCGTATTTGTAAAATTAACATTTAAATTTTCTAATTCTCTAAATTGCTTTAAATATGATAATTTTTCATATGTTTTATTAGATACTACATATGATTGGCTTTTATACTTTATTTTTTTATATATTTTATTAATTGCAGTAATACCTGGTTCTACATATCTTGTATATGTGTCATTAAAAGGTGATGTCCATCGCACTTTATAAAATTCAGCTACGTCTGCATCATCGTTTTCTAAAAGATCTAAATTCATTTATTTAAGTAATATAAAAAATTATATTAATATGTTCCTGAAACATTTGTTGATTGTGATGAATTTGAGTTTTTAATTGATATCATTTTAACCAATGGATTCGTGGTGATGAAGATACCCGTAATTATTTAAATCGTAAAAAATTTTTAGAAAAATGTAATTAGATTAATTATTTTTATAAACTGATGATTTAATTATTAATTTATTTTTTAATTACCATCATATCAAGAAATTAGTTGCTATATCTATTCTACTATTGTTGTTGCTCTGTTTGCTCTGTTTGCTCTTTCTTGTTTTCTTTTTTCTGCTCTTTCTTTTCTTCTTTTTTCTGCTGCTCTTTTTCTTGTTGCTTCTTCTTCTACTCTGCTTGCTTCCATTTCTCTTGTTGTTTCTGCTTCTCTTCTTGTTTCTATTTCTCTTGTTGTTTCTGCTTCTCTTTCTGTTTCTTCTTCTGCTCTTCTTGCTTCTATTTCTCTTTCTGTTTCTGCTTCTTTTATTGTTTTCATTTCTTCTTTTATTGTTTCCATTTTTCTTGTTGCTTCTGTTTCTGTCTCTTTTATCATAAATTTAACTAATTTAAGTTTTTTACAAAGAGCAGAATATTTATTAAGATAAACAAAGTAATTCTTATTTTGAAAAAATAACTCATTAAGTATATCTGCTATATTTTTATAAGTTATTTTTTTATTGATAGTTTTTTTATTTTCATCCGTAATTTTACCACTAACTTCATAATATACATTATTAATATCTATATACACAGATTCATCGTTTATATCTATTCTTTTATATATTATATGTCGTTCTTTATTTATAGTATGTTCTAGTATTACATTGGTTTTTTCATATTCTGTATTTAATTTTTGGTTAGTAGATTGTAGAGGAACATTATTTAGTGATTCATATTGTGAATTTATACTTGATGATGATGAAGAAATATTAAATGATGAGCTTGATTTATTTTCTGATAAAAGTGAATCATCAAGTTTTAATTCTTTAAATCGTTTTATATCTGGTATGTTTTTAAATTTATATTGTATAAGTTCATTTACAGATATAGACACTTCACAAATATAATACACACCTACACCTGTATTTGTTGGTATAGGTTCTTCATATCTAAATACACAAGGAGTTGTAAATAATAATAATTCGTCTTCAAAATATAATGTATTTTGACCTAAAATCTTAAAATCTATATATGGAACTCCTTTTTCCAAAGTTATTTCATATAATATATGTGAATTTTCTGCTGATAATCCTATATCCATAAACCCCATTGCTACAATTTTATTTCGTGTTATTGATATAAATTCTCTTTTATGAAATATATCAATATTATCAATATTTTCTTTTTTAGGTATGTTCATACCTCTATAAAATACTACCTTTGAATCAGGTTCAAATATTTCATTTTCATTATTGGCAAATTTGTAATGTGTTATAGATGGTTGTTTTTTACTTTTATTATATATATATCTCGCTAGTTCATTTTTAGCAGTAATATATTCATCGCCATCATTATTATAATAATCAAAAGCATCTACAAATTTAGATGGTATATTACATATATTTTCTACAGATTGGCTAGTACTAACTTTTTTAAAATTTTTATATTTATTTAATTTTGGCAAACTAAAATCAGCAGCGTAATAATAAAAGTGCTCTAAATAAAATTTTTGATCCTCTACTACTTTTACTATATATTTAAGTATATCTTCGTCGTTAATAGTAAAATTACGTTTAGTTTTAATAGCCCATTTTATTGCATATATAGAATCACAAATTTTTTTTTTTTCATCATTTTTAAATATTATTATTTTATAAGAATTTTCATTAAATGCAATAATTATTGTATGATTATCAAGAGATGCAATTTGTATAAAATATTCATAATTCGCTAAAAATTCTAAATATATATAATTTGGTTGCATAGTTGATTTCTTACGTAATGTTATTTGTGTTTTTTGTTCATTCCAATATTTATAATAAAAATCAGATTGATATAAATATATTGTAGTTAATTGCAAATTGTTAAGAGATTTTGATTTTATATTTTGTAATTTAGATTTAGAAATATATTCATCAACATTTGTAAGATAAAAATCACTATTTGTTAATTTTATATATTCTTTTTCTAAATATAATAATTTTTCATTTGTTTTATTTGATACTAGATATGGTTGCTTTTTATAAATTATTTTTTTATATAGTTTATTTATTGCAGTAATACCTGGTTCTACATATCTACTATATTTATCATTAAAAGGTGATATCCAACTTACTTTATAAAATTCAGTTAAAGTTGGAACATGGTGTAAAAAATTAATATTCATTTATTTAAGTAATATATTAAGTTTTATATTAGTATGTTCCTGAAATACTAGTCACTGTAATACATTTTGCAACAGATATTTTATACATTCTAATAAGTCTGTATGATTCATATACAATATCTTGATTTTTTTATATTATTATCTTCTTCAAAATGTTTAAATTTTAAGAAGAATTTTTGAGTATTATGTCATATATCTAAAATCTGAATTTCTTTCTTTTTCTTTTACTATAAACTATATAAAAACTTAATTAAAACATTTAAATACAACTAAGAAAGATGTCTGAAACCTTTTCATTTGATACTGATATTTCAGCTCTACTTAAACTTATTATCAATAATTTTTATTCTAATAAGGATATATTCTTAAGAGAACTTATTTCAAATTCTAGTGATAGTATTGACAAATATAATCACTATTGTATTACTAACAAACCTGATAATAAAGTAGATAATTGTATTACAATTTTACCTAATAAAGAAAATAAAGAATTACATATTATTGATACAGGTATTGGTATGACTAAAGAAGAACTTATTAAAAATATAGGAACAATTGCTAATTCGGGAACTAAAGCATTTATGGAAAAAGTTAAAGATAGCAACTTAATTGGTCAATTTGGGGTTGGGTTTTATTCTGCGTTTTTAGTATCTAAAGAAGTTTCTATTATTACTAAAAAAACAGATTCTGGATATTTTAAATGGACATCAGATGCTGGAGGACAATATGTTATTGAAGAACTTACTGAAGATAACCTTAAAGATCATATCCATCCTGATTATAATCTTACACAAGGAACTATTATTAAATGCTTATTAAACGACGAAGCTGTAGATAAATATACTGATGTTAATAAATTAAAATCCATTGTTAAAGAACATTCTCAATATATTAATTATCCCATAAAAATCTTCATTAAACGAGAGGAAACTAAAGAAGTTGAAGACGAAGAAGCTTTGTTAGAAGAAGATGTAACTGTTACGGATGGAACTTCTAATGTTGATTCGTCTAATGTTGATAATGTTACTATTGAAGATGTTGAAGAAAAACCTAAGAAAATGAAAAAAATTATTGAAACGGTTAAAGAATTTCAACTAATAAATGAACATAAACCTATTTGGACTAGATCAAGTAATGAATTAAAAGAAGAAGATTATTATGGGTTTTATAAATCTTTAACAAATGATAATGAAAAACCTTATACTTATAAACATATTAGCGGTGAAGGACAAATAGAATATAAAGGCATTTTGTATTTACCTAAAAAAATTAAGAATAATGTATTTGAAAGAGGTGTAACACAAAATAATATCAAATTATATGTTCGTAAAGTATTTGTTAGTGATAATAGTGCGGTTTTATGCCCGGAATGGCTTCATTTTATTTCTGGTGTTGTTGATACTGATGATCTACCTCTCAATGTATCACGTGAAATATTACAGGAGAATAAGGTTATTAAAGTTATTAAAAAAGCAGTTGTTAAGAAAAGCATTGATATGTTAAAAACAGCTATGAATGATATAGATAATTATCTCAAAATATATAAGACTTACCAAAAAAATATTAAACTTGGGGTTTATGAAGAAAGCGGTGATCGTGAAAGAGTTTCAGATCTTTTAATGTTTTATTCTACTAATTCTCCCGATAAGATGATCACATTTGACGATTATATTACATCTATGAATGAAAATCAAAAACATATTTATTACATTGCAGGTGATAATATGGATATACTTAAAACATCTCCATTCTTAGATCGTTTCAAGAAAAATGGTTTAGATGTTCTATTTATGACTGATCCTGTTGATGAATATATGTGTCAGCGACTTATGCAATACAAAGAATGCACTTTAACCTGCATCACCAAAGGTGATATTGAATTACCTAATACAACTGATGCTGATAAAGAACTTATTAAAAAACAAAAAGAAGAATATAAATCCCTTTGTGATTATATTAAACGTCTTTATACTAACTTTAGCGAGGTCAAAATTACTAATAAAGTATCTGAATTACCTTGTATAGTATCTTCACCTGAAAATGGTTTCTCGGCTAATATGGAAAAGATCATTAAATCGCAAACATTAGGACAAACTGATAATACTAATGCTATGTTAAATAAAAGAGTATTGGAAATTAATCCTCTACATCCTATTATTAAGAAAATTAAGAATATTAATGATACTGAAGAATATAATTCATTGAGAGATCTTCTTGATCTTGTTATCAATAGCGCTTTATTGTATTCCGGTTATCAAATTATCAAACCTGTTGATTTTTCTAAAAAAGTTCTTAATGTTGTTATGCTTGGTATGGATATTAATGATGATGATGAAGAAGAAGATACTACATCCTCTAAAGATCCTTTCAATAATGTTGAAACTATTGATATGACTAATGTAGATTAAATAATATTTATCTATAATAAGAAAATATGAAAAATGTTATTTTATTATTAGTATTTATTGGTATATTAGTTATTGTTCAAGGTTATTATGAAAATAAAATTAGTAATGTTAAAAAACAACAAACAATAACCAAATACGTTCCTTTACACACATATGAAGGAAAAATGAATGGAGCTGAATCAATTGATAATCAATTTAAAAGTTCTTTCGAGAAAATTATAAATATAGAGAATAAAAATGTATAAACTATTTACATCTACCCCTATTGAATTTAAAAAACATTGTATGGTGTTTAATACTAATAAACAAGAAGAATTAAATATGTTAGTTGATCTTCGTGATAAATATATTACACATATATCATCTAAACGTAAAGACTATGAAGAACAATATGTAGAATATTTAAGACAATCTTCTGATACCAACGATTATATTGAACGAATTAATTTATTTAAAACATATCCTTTTAAAAAACCTGAATTTGATATTTATACTTATAAAAATTATTTTGAGTTAAAAGAATTAAATGAAGATTAATACAAGTTTTGAATTTCAATTTATACCTTTTATTTTAGCATTTATTATTGGCATTATTTACATTGTTGTTACAAATAATACCAAAGAAAAAATAGTTAAAACACCTACACCTTTTTCCAACAATCTTTATTCCGATTTTGATGGAGAATGTTATAGGGTTAATGTTGTTGAAACAGAATGTAATGGCAATGAACAAGAGTTCAATTTTGCTATATAAGTTTTAATATTATTTTTATGTTTTTAGTTAGAATACGCTAATCCACCCATTCCACTTAATATACGTAAAACATTGTAATTTACAGCATATACAAATAATTCACCTGGTTTACTACTTTTAACCTGTAATTGTGCTGTATCTATCCTCGACATATTTAATGTTCCTGATGGTTGATGTTCTTCAGGTTTTAATGCAAATGAATATACATTAATACCTTGATTAACTGGTATATTATTGTGATGTTGATAAGGTTGAACTAACGAAAAATACTTTCCATCCCTTTCAGCAAAACGATCATTTCCGTTTAATTGCAGTTTAGCTGTTGTTATTAGATTAGTCTTTAATTTATTATTGTTTTCAGCATTTGTAAAGTTATTCCAGTTGATAATAGAACCTGGTGTAGCTGATTCAGGTCTTACTACCCATATAAGTTCTTTACAAGGGTGATTAAAACTTAAACGTGATGCTTTTACTGTATTTGCGGTTATACTTTCTGTTCCTGTAAATTGTAATTGTTCTATAAGATATTCGTGAGATAATTGAGCAAATCTTTTACGTTCGTCTGTATCTAAAAAGATGTAATCAGCCCATAATGTAGCACTAAATGATGTGAAATCTTCTTGTGAAGCTCCAACTTTTCCGGAACCTGAAGCAAGATCATCATCTTGGTTTGTTGCTCTGATATTTTCCATTGAATTAAACTCTATATTAACTTTAACTTCGTGGTATTGAAGAGCTATTAGCGGTAATGCTAAACCAACATTACGACAAAACCAAAATTCAAGAGGAATATATAAATCTATTGGTTCATTTTCTAATTTAACTGATTTATTTGCAGAATTACCACCAACCATTTCATAATATCCTTCTTTTTTACCTTGATCCATTGTAAGTTCATTCCAAATATACATCCATTCACCATATTGTTTATCAATACGTTGTCCTCCTATTTCAAGTTCTGTATGTTTTATCATTCTATAACCATAGAAAGGTTGAAGATATATTGCAGTTGATCCTGCTACTGCTTTTATTTGCAAATATAATTTATGAACTAAATCACCATTACGGGATATCTGACATGTTACACGATTACCTAAAGTGGCATTTCCGTTAAAAGTTTGTTGTATAGATTCTAATGAAAAATTAGTATGACGACGATAAACTACTTTGAAGAATGTTATTTGCGGATTACCTGTAAGATAAACATCTTGAGCACCATAGGCTACTAATTGTAATAATCCACCACCCATTTAATATAAAATAATATATTTATTTAATATAAATGTCGTGGGGTATTATATTTCTTATATTTTTTGCGATAGTTATTTTAGCTGTTGTTGGTATTACTATTTATTTATTTGTTATTAAAAAATACAATATTAAACAAGTGTATTATATGATTAAATATCGTGGTGATGAAACTGCCCTAATGAAAGATATGATGAAAAAGTTTATTGTCGGTAAATTAGAATCTACTGAAAATAAACCTACACTTGTTTTATATAAAAACGAATATGATACTTGGACGTTATATAATGATAAATATACTAAACTTAGAACTGAAGATGGTAAATATATAAATGATGTACCTATAAAAAATGATGATTTAGTATATATAAAAAACACTAACGAATATAAAGTTAAATTAGAATAATGTTGTTTAATTATGATTATGTTAAAAAACCTAATATTTGTTTTGTAATACCTGATAAACCATGGTATGTTAATGAAAATATACTTATTGCTAAACAATCTAATATTGAACAGATATTTATTAATGGTATTGAAAATGCTTTACTTATATCTAGTTTTATGATATGTTATTCAGTTATAACTGGTAATCCTTCACATATTGTTAATAAATTAAATAGGATAACGTCTAAGTTTATGAACTTTAATAATTATTATTTTCAATGTGCTTTAACTAGTTCAATTATTTCAATGTTTTTAGGTGTTAATGCCGTATTAGGATATCCTAATATGGTAAATAAAAAGAAGTAAGTAAGTAATAATTTAGTTAGAATACGCAAGACCACCCATACCACTGAGGATACGGAGGACGTTGTAGGAGTGAGCGTAGATTTTGACTTTGTCTGCACCACCACCGCCTAATTTAAGTTGCGCAGTATCAATGCGAGACATATTAAGAGTTCCAGATGGTTGATGTTCTTCCGGTTTTAATGCGAAAGAATATACATTGATAGTCTCATCTGTAGTAGGAATATTGGTATGATGTTGATATGGTTGAACGTGAGTGAAATATTTTTGTTCACGTTCAGCAAAACGATCATTGCCATTAAGCATAAGTTTGGCTTTTCCACAACCACCGCCAACACCTTTCCATATAAGTTCTTTAACGGGGTGATTGAAAGATAATTTAACCGACCCACCAGTAGTACCTGATAAAGCTTCCTCTCCAGTGAATTGCACTTGTTCAATTAAATATTCGTGAGATAATTGAGCAAAACGACGACGTTCATCAGTATCTAAGAAGATGTAATCAGCCCATAAGGTGGCATCTGTAATATTAGATCCAAACTCAATATTAATTTTAACTTCGTGATATTGTAAAGCAATTAAAGGAAGAGCTAAACCAATATTACGGCAGAACCAGAATTCAAGAGGAACATATCGTTTTCCTGCTGTTGCTCCTTTAATCATTTTATTGTATCCTGCTTGCTTTCCTGCAGGTAAAGTAAGTTCATTCCAGATTTTCATCCAATCGCCATATTGACGATCAATTAATTGACCACCAATTTCTACTTCTACTTTTGTAATAGAATCTCTACCATCATTAGCATCTTCATCTAAAACTACATATAATTTATGAACTAAATCACCATTACGAGAAATTTGGCAAGTTACACGTTTGTTAGCACCTGGGGTTCCGTTAAAGGTTTGTTGAATAGATTCAATAGAGAAGTTAGTATGACGACGATAAACTACTTTGAAGAAAGTGATCTGAGGGTTGCCAGTAAGATAGACATCTTGGGCACCATAAGCTACAAGTTGAAGAAGACCTCCACCCATTTTTAATATAAGCTAAGAAAATAATTTTAGATTTATATTATAAATAAAAATAATTGTAGATTTAAGTTTAGTTAGAATACGCAAGACCACCCATTCCACTGAGGATACGGAGGACGTTATAAGAATGAGCGTAGATTTTGACCTCACCTGTTGCTTGTGAAATATCAGTTATCTTAAGTTGAGCAGTATCAATACGAGACATATTAAGGGTTCCAGATGGTTGATGTTCTTCCGGTTTTAATGCGAAAGAATATACATTGATATTACAATCACTATCTGGAATATTGGTATGATGTTGATATGGTTGAACGTGAGTAAAGTACATAGTATCACGTTCAGCAAAACGATCATTACCGTTAAGCATAAGCTTAGTGTTTCCTAATTTTATAATATCTTCATTTGCATTTTTTCCTTGCCATATTAATTCTTTAACCGGATGGTTGAAAGATAATTTAGCAGAGAGATTAGAGCTATTGATTGTTTCACCTCCAGTGAATTGCACTTGTTCAATAAGGTATTCGTGAGATAATTGAGCAAAACGACGACGTTCGTCAGTATCTAAGAAGATGTAATCAGCCCATAAGGTGGCATCTCCAAAGTCTTCGCCACTAAACTCAATATTGATTTTAACTTCGTGATATTGTAAAGCAATTAGTGGTAATGCTAAACCAATATTACGGCAGAACCAGAATTCAAGAGGAACATATGCTTTGATGTGAGGCTCAGGAGTTACATTAGAATCTCCAAATATCATAGCTTTATAACCTTCTTTCTTTCCTTCAGGTAAAGTAAGTTCATTCCAGATTTCCATCCAATCGCCATATTGACGGTCAATTAATTGACCACCAATTTCAACTTCTACTTTTTTAATGCATTTACGAGCATCAACAATATCTTCATCTTTTGGAGTAAATTCAACATATAATTTATGAACTAAATCACCATTACGGGATATTTGGCAAGTTACACGGTTATTTGGTTGGGCATTTCCGTTAAACGTTTGTTGTATAGACTCAATAGAGAAGTTAGTATGACGACGATAAACTACTTTGAAGAAAGTGATCTGAGGGTTGCCAGTAAGATAGACATCTTGGGCACCATAAGCTACAAGTTGAAGAAGACCTCCACCCATTTTGTATTTATTATTAATACAGAAAAAAAATAATTTGTTAATATATTTAGTTAGAGTAAGCAAGACCACCCATTCCACTAAGGATACGAAGCACATTGTAATTCACAGCATACATATTGAGAGTTCCTGGACCTACACCATAAGTTCCAACAATAGCAGTTGCTGTATCAATACGAGACATATTAAGAGTTCCAGATGGTTGATGTTCTTCTGGTTTCAATGCAAAAGAATATACGTGGATATTCTTTCCATCAGGAATATTTTCGTGGTGTTGATAGGGTTGAACGTGTGTGAAATATTTGGCATCACGCTTAGCAAAACGATCATTACCATTAAGTTGAAGTTGGAAATCAGTAGTTGGTAAATTACTGAAATCAGCAGTGCTATGTTTATTAACCCATACTAATTCTTTAACAGGGTGATTAAATGAAAGTTTGGATTTTGTTGTTACAGCACTGTAGTGAGTTGAACTATCAGCAATTGATTCACCACCAGTAAATTGAACTTGTTCAATAAGGTATTCGTGGGATAATTGAGCAAAACGACGACGTTCGTCAGTATCTAAGAAGATATAGTCAGCCCATAATTCTACATTTGAAACAGTAGCACTAGTTCCTAAAGTGTCTAAAGTTTCACCTAATGTAAGATTGATTTTAACTTCGTGATATTGTAAAGCAATTAATGGTAAGTGCTAAACCAATATTACGGCAGAACCAAAACTCAAGAGGCACATATACAGTGTTAACATAATTAGTACCACTAGGACTATTAGGGTCTTTACTAATCATTGTATTAAACCCTGTCTTTTTTCCTTCAGGTAAGTGTAAGTTCATTCCAGATATACATCCATTCACCATATTGACGATCAATCATTTGACCACCAATTTCAACTTCAACTTGATTGAGTTAATGTCCAAAACCAGCATATGCCTTTAATGCGCCTCCATCGGCTGTTGTACAGTGTAGCTTGTAAGTATAACTTATGAACTAAATCACCATTACGGGAGATTTGGCAAGTTACACGCTGACCTAAGGTAGCATTTCCGTTAAAGGTTTGTTGTATAGACTCAATAGAGAAGTTAGTATGACGACGATAAACTACTTTGAAGAAAGTGATCTGAGGGTTGCCGGTAAGATAGACATCTTGGGCACCATAAGCTACAAGTTGAAGAAGACCTCCACCCATTTTATTCTTAGTTAAGATAAAAAATATAAATGTTTAAAACTACAGATTTTTTCTCAACGTATGTTTTGTTATGGTATTTTTTATATATTTTAGCTATTATACCTTTCAATCCTGTTATTATATTTTATTTAATTTTATCATTTGTATGTTGGATGTTATGTTATATGATTTATCTTAACATATCTACAAAAAAAATATTATTCTTTATTGTTTTTGCAATTATTTTAGTTAAAGTTTTACCAATTTTAACATTAAAGCATGAATTTAATACAACAGATCTTGCATTTGGATTATCAATGTTTATAGTATATCATATCATATTGTATTATACAAAAGGTATTGAACCTATTCAATTCTATATGAACTTTATTAAATATTTTAAAGATATTCCAGATAATTTAGAATATATGTTTAACGATTTAGTTATTAAACAAATAATATAAATACTGTATATCACACAATGTTTAATTAGAATAAGCCAAACCACCCATACCACTTAAAATACGTAAGACATTATAATTAACACCCCATACCCTTATTGTTCCTGGATTTTTAGGTTTTACTACTAATTTAGCTGTATCAATTCTTGACATATTTAATGTCCCTGATGGTTGATGTTCTTCAGGTTTTAACGCAAATGAATATACATTTATACCAGCATTAGTTGGTATATTTGTGTGATGTTGATATGGTTGAACCAACGAGAAATATTCACCCATTCCTTTTAGCAAAACGATCATTGCCATTTAATTGTAAATTAGCTGAAGTAATTGAATTGTCTCCATCTGGATCTATACCAAATAAGGTATTTTGAAGTACTGTATTTGATTCGCTGGTTGTAGAATCTAAACCTAAACTATGATTCTTCAGTATTAGATCCTACAAACAACTTATTATCAGTATAATTATACCATTGATTTTGTTGACGTTCTGCTTTATCAGTCATCATTAATAGTCCATATAAGTTCCTTAACAGGGTGATTCATAACTAAAGCAATACTTTGTTCGGTTGTTCCTGAAAGCGTATTTTCATTCATTTGCACTTGTTCTATTAAATATTCGTGCGATAATTGAGCAAATCTTTTACGTTCATCAGTATCTAAGAATATGTAATCACACCAAATAGAAGCATTTTTAATTGATTTAATATTAGCAATTAAAACATCACTATGTTTAACATAAGCAGTTCCATTATAAGTGCAATTCTTAAATGTTTCTATTTCTATATTTATTTTTACTTCGTGATATTGAAGAGCAATTAATGGTAATGCTAAACCAATATTACGACAGAACCAAAACTCTAAAGGAATATATACTGTATTATCCTTAAAACTTGTCATATCAGTATCTGCACCGATCATTTCTTGGTAACCATCCATTTTTCCAACAGGTAATGATAACTCATTCCAAATATACATCCAATGTGAATATTGTTTATCAATCTTTTGACCACCAATTTCAACTTCAACTGATTTCAATAAACGATGACCTATAAAATTAACATAACGATCTAAATCTTCAGTAAGAATATTGCTTATAGCACTTCCCTCTTTTAATTGTTCTAATTCTACTTCTACATACATTTTATGAACTAGATCACCATTACGGGATATTTGACAAGTAACACGATTACCCCAATCAAACTTTCCGTTAATTGATTGTTGTATAGATTCTATCGAGAAATTAGTATGACGACGATATACTACTTTAAAAAAAGTAATTTGAGGATTTCCTGTTAAATATACATCTTGTGCTCCATAAGCAACTAATTGTAATAATCCACCACCCATTTTAATTATTAAGCATATAAAAAATTAACTTGCAAAAAGTAATTAAATATGATGAAAGAAAGATGTAGTAAGAAAAGAATACACGTTGTAGATAATACTAAAGAAATCTCAACCCTAGATGATATTCATATTAATAGCATAAAAAAATTTGAAGCTAAAAATAAAAGAATTGAAGAAATAACCGAACATATTAATAAATTAAATATCATATCAATGACAGATATTTCTTGGTTATCCAACGTTGAAATTAAAGAACAAATTAAAGATTATACAAGTGAATTAGCTAAACTTAATAGTGAAAATGAACTTGATTATTACGAAAATGTTGGTGAAATATTGTTTAATTATTATGATATAGTTAATCAAAATGTTGGTGTTAAACAAGTTAATCCTAAAAAATATACTATTTTAGAAGCACTTAATATTGAAATAGATAATAGCAATGTAATAGGAGAATATAAAGATAAATCAAAATTAGTTAATGAATATTTAGCAATAACAGACAATAAATATATTAATCATATGGATGGTGAATTTACTAATTCTAAATGTATTAATTGTAATAACGAAATGACTAATTTAGTTCAAGAAGCATTAATAGTATGTTTAAATTGCGGTTATCAAGATGTTTTATTAGCAGAACAAAATAGACCTATAATGTTATATGATAAGAAAGACGGTATTCATTATAGTTATAAACGTATCAATCATTTTAGAGAATGGATATCACAAATACAAGGAAAAGAAAGCACCGATATACCAAATGAAGTATTTGAAAAAATATTAAATGAACTTAAAAAAGAGAAAATTACTGATACTACTAAACTTACACCTAAGTTTATGAGAACAATATTAAAAAAATTAAGAACACATAAATATTATGAACATACCGCATATATTATTAATAGAATTAATGGTATTCCACCACCTCAATTTTCACCAGAATTAGAACAAAATCTATCTAATATGTTTATGCAAACACAACCTTTATTTATTAAATATGCACCTGCTAATAGATTAAACTTTATTTCATATTCTTACATTTTACATAAATTCTTTTTAATTTTAGATATGCCGGAATACCTTGCTTTATTTCCATTACTTAAAAGCAGACAAAAGATTGCTCAAAATGAAGAAGTTTTTAAAAAAATATGTAAAGAGTTGAAATGGACTTGGATTCCTAGTATTTAAAAATGATTTAATTAGTTATAAATATATAATGTATATTATTTTTGATACTGAAACTACTGGTTTAATACCTAAAGATTCTTCAAATAATTACTATCATTATACAAATACGTCTAAATATAATAATGCTAGAATGATCCAAATCAGTTATGAAATATTAGATCACACTTTAAATGTTATTGCTACAAGAAGTTTTTATATTAATGAAGTAGATACAGTTAGTAATTCTCAGTTTCATAATATTACAAAAGATTTATTAGAAAAAGAGGGTATTAGTATGACTCAGTTTTGTGATATATTTACTGAAGATCTTAATATTTGTTCTAGAATTATAGCACATAATTTACAATTTGATTATTTCATTTTAATGAGTGAATTATATAGATTTGAATTTACTAATATTATTAACAAAATTAATTTACTGAAATTAATCTGTTCTATGAAAAAAACTAGACATTTTGTTTGCCCTAATAAAAAATATCCCAAGTTATTGGAATTATATAATTACGCAAATAATAGTAATCTTAAAGAACTACCAAATGCACATAATTCAATGTTTGATGTTATGTATTTACGAATTGCTCTAGTTAAACTTAAGAGTAATAATATATTTGATATATTTATGTGCGAATAATTATATATTTCAATTATATTTTTCATTAAATAAGATTATGGCTGATAAACTTGATGTTTTGGTAGAAAACAAGAATGAATATTTAGAACATTTAACTGATATTTCTACTATACCTATTTGTAAGTTCTTTGTTAATATTGCAAATAATTGCAGTTCATTAAAAGAATTTCAAAAAGAATTAGTATTATTAACAAAATGGAATAAACTAAAGCAAGATGCTAAAATGAATACTATTCATAAATTAATAGAAGAAGATCACGCTACACCTCAATATATGTTAAAATTATTATCTGAAATTATTTCTAAAAGTATTAAAATTAAAATTATTGAACATAAATCTATTATTAAATCATTAAAAGTATATATTCCTGAATGGTATGAATTTTTATATAAAGTATGTATATTAGCATCTAACATATTTTGGAAAAATCCAGTTTTATTTTATAAAAAAGTATCATCTATTGAAAGACAAAATAACATTAATACTATTGAAAAAATAACTAAAACTTGCATTAAAAATGCTGTAAGATCTTTTATTCCTTTAAATAAAATTATTAATGAATTAACTGCTATTGTAGGAGGAGGCGAAATTAATATTAATAATGAAGAAGATGACACTGAAGATGACACTGAAGATGCTCTAAATGTTAATAGTGATTCAGAAGATGATGTAGATCTAGATTCTAATAGTGATTCAGAACATGATGATGGTATTCCTGGTAATGTTGAAAATGATGATAATATTCCTGATAATGTTGAAGATGATGAAGTTTATGAAGATGATGACAATGTTGAAGTTTATGAAGATGATGACAATGTTGAAGTTGATGAAGATGATGACAATGTTGAAGTTGATGAAGATGATGACAATGTTGAAGTTGATGAAGATGATGACAATGTTGAAGTTGATGAAGATGATGACGATGTTGAAGTTGATGAAACTGCTGACGATGTTGAAGCTGATGACGATTTTGAAGTTGATGAAACTGATAAAGCTGATGACGATGATGACGATTTTGAAGTTTATAAAGCTAATGAAGCTAATGAAGCTGATGAAGCTGATGACGATCTTGAAGTTGATGAAGATTCACAAGATGATGATAAAAAAAAATATTCAATTAAAACTAAAATTGATAATGAAATAGTACAACCTATTGTTGTTTTAGAGAAAACAAAAGAATCTTTAAAAGATGAAATAGTACAACCTATTGTTGTTTTAGAGAAAACAAAAGAATCTTTAAAAGATGAAATAGTACAACCTATTGTTGTTGTAGAGAAAACAAAAGAATCTTTAAAAGATGAAATAGTACAACCTATTGTTGTTTTAGAGAAAACAAAAGAATCTTTAAAAGATGAAATAGTACAACCTATTGTTGTTTTAGAGAAAACAAAAGAATCTTTAAAAGATGAAATAGTACAACCTATTGTTGTTTTAGAGAAAACAAAAGAATCTTTAAAAGATGAAATAGTACAACCTATTGTTGTTTTAGAGAAAACAAAAGAATCTTTAAAAGATGAAATAGTACAACCTATTGTTGTTGTAGAGAAAACAAAAGAATCTTTAAAAGATGAAATAGTCATACCAAAAGATAACACAGATGATGATGAAATTGTAATGAATACTAATGAAAATATTAAAGTAATACGTATAAACAAATCTTTTTTTTAAGATATAAAACACTAAATGTATTATGTATATTCATTATGTATAGCTTTAATAATGTTTATAATTATTAGTAGCATCGAAAAAAAACAAACAATTACTGTTAAAGATTTATTAACATTTATAATTTTATATAGTATCGTTACTTTTGCTGTTTATTATATATATTCTGCTATGAATAAAACAACTACATCAATTGAATCACCACCTTCGTATATTCCTGAAACTATCCAAACAGGATTTAATATTGTTTCTTCTTAACTGTAATCTTACAAGCATTTTTACTATTTTTTATTACAACATTAGGGTCATATTGTTCATCTTCTTCTTTTTCATCATCATAATTACTTAATTTTTCTTTTTCATCTTGTATTGATTGCATATCCCATAAAGCAGAATCACATAATTTAAAAGTTTTATGTGGATCTGCTTTATACCAAAAAACTTGATCTTCTAATTTTGATCCAGACGCCCTATTATCTATTACCATACAACCATAATCTTGTGTTACTTGTTCTAATACTTGTTCAAATACTTGCAAACTAGGAAACATCCCAGCATAATGTTCATATAGCCTTTCTTTATTTTTTTTAATATTTTCTTTAAAAATAAAAACATAATCAATATTTGTTCTTAAAGCAGGACTTATACCCATTGGGAATTGCATTGTTAATAAAAACAATATTTTATAATGTCTTCCATTCATAAATATTTTACGTATATTTGCATCATTTGTCCAAGATTTATCATACATTGCATCGTCCATTACTAAAAAAGATCTAGGATCTATAGATGTATGCCCATAATTTTCTAATTCTTTTTTATATTTTCCTGATATCTTTTGCTGTCTTTGAACATATTTATTTATCAATTCAGGAGAATATTCATCGTGTATTAATAATTTTGGTATAAAATGTTGAAAATATGCATTTGCGTGTTCTGTTGGCGATATTACCATTCCAATAGGAATATTCGTATGATACGATAATATATCCTTAATACACACACTTTTACCTCTATTACGTGCGGCTATAGCAACAATAACAGAATCATCTTTTATTTTTTTTGGATCAAACTTCTTTAATTCTAATCTAAATGAAGGTTTATTACCTGATTTCATTTAATCTTATGTTATACATTTTTAACTTCATCCTTTCGCACTTAACCAAGGATCTTCTTTATCATTAATAACATCGCTTATTTGTTCAACAGATTGGTCTTCTTCTTTTATTGATTTTATGGCATCAGTTCTACGACTATCAAATACTATATCTTTATTATCTTTATTTTCTTTGTAATGTTTCATAAGTGTATTAAGTTCTGATTCTGAATATTCTTGATTTTCTACATTAGTTGCTATATGGCTTTCATATGGTAGCCAACAACCTACTTGTGCTACATAGATATGAAAATAAGGATCTGTTTTTTTTAATTTTTCACATCTTGCTTTAGCTAATTCAACAGTATCATATACACCTCTTACTTTAATACCTCTTACAGATGTTTTAAAGTTATTTTCACTATGAAACTCTTTTTCAATTTCATCTGAATTTGTATTTTTAAAAAATGTTAATTGTTCATTCATATCAGTTTTATCAAAAATATATTTATGATTATCTTTAATACCCATAATTATATCTTTGTTGTCTGGAAACTTATCAACTAAATTATCTAATAAGTCTGTCATATCTTTCGAAAACTTTTCCGTAAATTTAGAAAAGTAATAAGCATCTTTATTTTTTATTATATCTTCTGGATTTAAAAAAGATACACATACAAAATTTTGATTTCTTAAAGGTTCATCTTCATCCAAATAATCTACTGTTGTTTCAGACATTTTAAATTGATTGTTAAATTATATCTTTATATATAATAAAATGTATGACGTAGATATTAATGAACTGGTTTTAAAAGCCTTAAAATACCTTTTCCAAGGTCTTATGATAGCTATTGTAGCTTATTTACTTGATATGATTGGTCCTAATAAACTTAATACTTGGGAAATTGCTATATTGTCAGCAACAGCTGCCTGTATATTTGCTATATTAGATATCTTAAGCCCTACTTATACGCAATCAGCACAACAAGGTATTGGATTAGCAACTGGATTTAAGCTTATGAGATTTCCTTATTAAAAAATTATATATAAACAAAAAATAAAATAACAAAAGCATAATGTTAAATAATTTAATTGAAAATGCTATAAGATCTAAAGGAGCACATTATGATTTAGCCGCAATCATTTATTATTTTTATAAAGATGAATATAAGGTCGTAAATGATAAGTGGTTTAAAAATGTTAATACTGAAACAAAATGGCAAGAAATGGAAGCACCTAATGATTTATATATTAATATTAGTCGTAAGATTTTTGATGTGTTAATGGAGGAATACGATAAACTATATCAACAAAGTAAAATAGCCGATACACTTGATTTGTCGGATTTATATAAAGAAAAAGCTAGAAAATTACAAAGAATTGCTAATAATTGTAAAATGGTTAATTATAAAAATAGCTTAATACGTGAATGCAAACCTTTATTTACTGTTGATGAATTATAGTTTTTAATATTGTTTTAATATCAACATCTTCTGTATTAATTGTTAAATCAGCATTTAATTTATCAATATTACATTCAGATATATGTTCTAGTCTTTCAAGATGTTCGTATGCTTTATCTTTATAAAGATCTTCAATTCTTTTTATCTGTTGATTTTTATCAATTACCAGTTTTATTATATAATATTTATTTTTCTTAAGATAATTATATTCATTTTCAAATCTTAAATCATCTATTACAATGTGGGTTTTATCTTTTATTTCTTTATCCAATTGCTTTATCCAAATATTATTATCAATTTCTTTCATCTTTTCTGCAAAATCTTGAATTAACTTACGATCTTTATATTCCATTTCAAATATTTCTTTAGCATATTTTTTTACATTATTTGCAAAACTATATTTTTCTAATTTTAATATTTTTTTAAGTTTATTTGCTAATGTTGATTTACCTGAACATATTTTACCTGTTATTGCTATTTTCATTATTTATATAAAAATGCATTATGTTTAAGTTAAAATGATATAGCATTATTAGATAAACTTAATTACACTTATTATACTTCATATTTTAAAGATAATCTATTATTTAATTTGTTAAACTAGGAAAAGAAATCACTTAATTACGTTGATAATAAAGATTTTATCAATTATATTAAAAATGATAACTAATATATATAAATATTAATATGAATATTGATACTATTGATATTATTGTAAGTTATTTACAGTTTAATGATATTAAAAAATGCTTGTTTGTTTCAAAAAATATTTACAATAGTATTACATTAAATAATAATTTATGGTTATCCATATGTAATAAATACTTTAAATTACCCGGTAATTATTTTCAATTTAAGAGTCTTTTTAATTCTACTATATATTTACAATGTATCACTACTGCTACTAAGTATAAAGAATATTATAAATCTAGTTATATTATTGAAAAAAATAAGAAAATAACTATTGGTAGATCAAGAACGAATGATATATGTATATTATATGATGATAATGTATCAAGACATCATTGTGTCTTTAAATTTATTGATCCTACTAAAATATTTATCAAAGATCTTAATAGTTGTAATAATACATCGGTTAATGGTAAAAAAATTAAAATTGAACAATTATATGTTGGTGATGAAATTACTATTGGTGGTAATGTTATTCTTAAAGTTGTTTTAGTATAAAAAAATGATATATTTATTTTATTATTAAATAAAATGGTTTTTGCCTATCAAAAGTTTAAAATTGTTAATGATATATTAACAAAATCAATTTTTGATCAAAATGTTATTTCAATTATATTAAAACATTATTGGAATAATTTAGAAGATAAAAGAAAAATATTACTTAAATGGGTTGATATTAGTAAATTAGATTGGTCACGTTTATCACTTAATCGTAATGCTATTAATTTACTAGAAGAAAACTTAGATAAAGTTGATTGGGATTATATGTCTTTAAATCCTAATGCTATTAATTTACTTAAACATAGTGAAGATAAAATTGATTGGTATTTTTTATCTGCGAATAAAAATGCTATAAGTTTATTACAAAATAATATGTCTAAAGTTAATTTTGCACAATTATGTGATAATCCTAATGCTATTGAGATTATTCAAAATAAGCAAGAAGAAATATGGCAAATGCCTTTAAATCGTAATAAAAATGCTATTCAAATGTTAGAAGCAAATAAAGATTACATTATTTGGTATGAATTGTCTAAAAATAAAAATGCTATAGATTTATTACAAAATAATTTAGATAAAGTTTGTTGGAAACATTTATGTTTAAATAAAAATGCTATTAAGATATTAGAAAATAATCAAGATAAAATTAATTGGTCTTATTTGTCTGCTAATAAAAATGCTATTAAGTTAATTGAAAATAATCTAGACAAAGTAGATTGGTTTATGTTATCTGCTAATAAAAATGCTATTAAGATATTGGAAAATAATCTAGACAAAGTTGATTGGTATTCGTTATCTTCTAATAAAAATGCTATTAAGATAATTAAAAATAATCTGGATAAAGTAGATTGGTGTAATTTATCTGGAAATCCTTCAATATTTGAAGATGAACCTATGCCAAATATTATATAGTATTTGTAAATAAATCTATGAGCTCTTTAACTGTTTTATTATTACGAATAAACTTATAACCATTATAATAATAATGTTCTTCTGGATTATATATAATATTTTTGCGTTTATAATATGGCATTTCAATTGATTCTATTTCATCATTTATATTTATATATTCTAATGAATTATTTATAATTATAAAACAATTATCATCTTTAGGTGATTTTATTGATTCTAATTTATATTTCATTCTATAAGATAATTCTGGAGTATTATCCAGTGATCTTGAATGTAATAATGTTTTTAATATATTTTGCGTTATATTATGGTCGGTTGATATAAAATATTTATTTTTTTGTAGATCTTTTAGATCTTCTAAAATATATAATTTTAAAGGATTTTCGCAATAATATCGATTTGTTTTTTCAATTAATGAACCTTCATTTGGATAAAGTTGTTGTAAGAAATTATTATATTTTATTTTACTATCAATCTTAATTTCTTTTTTAAATATTACATTATCTAAATGTATATTATCATTGTAATTAATTGGATGAACTATTAATAATATATTACAATCTTTATATTTTTCATATTCTATATATTCTGTATAGATCTTTGGAAAATATTTATTTTTAGGTTCTAATGATTTTATATTTTCTACAGTTTCGTCTATAATATTATTAATATCAATTAATTTTTTATGTTCATTATGATGGTATATGTATAATTTCGCAATATCATAATGATAATTGGTTATTTTATTTGTTATAAAAGTATTATTTAATTTTTTAAGATCAATAATAATATTTTGAAGATTATAAAATATTGTTTCCATTTTATCTTAATTAAAATAAAATATGAGTTCTCAAAATTCAAGGGTTAGTCCAAATTTAAAGGTTAGTATACCATCTAGTATACTAGACTTACATTTAAATTTAATAACACCTACTCCCGAAGATTCTATACAATTACAAAGTGAACAGATAACCTTTATAAATGAACAGCTAGCCAATCTAAATAAACTACAGCAAGAAATAAAACAAGAAGAAGAAATAGAAAAAGAAAAAGAAAGAGAAAAGATAGCCACACAATTGCAAACAAAATTTCAAACAGCATTTAGAGAAGGTCTTAGCGCGCAATCCAAGGCACAAGTAACAGACAAAATATATTCGTTAACCACTCAAAAGCGTCAAATTAGTAAAGACTTACGTAGAAAAATTAGCAGTGATATACGAAAAATGGAAACAATAAATAGAAATTTAACTGAAAGTTTAACAAGTGCTAGAACAGTATTTGATCAGATATCATTCAACAAGGATAAAGACGAATTAGACGAATTAAGGGATAGAGTTAAAGAATTAAAAGAAATATTTCAACCTTCTGGATCTGCATCTTCTAGAGCTTTAGGTAGTAGAAAACAAACTATAACTAAAGCTTTTAGCGCTACATCTGCCAAACAATTTGATATTAAACAGAAGCAAATTTACCATATAGTTAAGACATTTAATCAATCTACGGAGAGTTTTAAAGAACATTTAAGAAGCATTTTCAAGACAGATGTTCATACTTATGTTGAGGACCCATTTAAAACATTGTTAACACCAACAACAGAGTCTTTAACTGAAATAAATGTACGGTTACCAGTTGGTTTATACTTATATATATTGAATATTAAAACCACTCCAAATGGTAGGACAAAAATGCATAAAATTGAATTAGTGTGTTCTAAAGATAGTGTTCCGTATTATACTATTACTTTACAAAGAGAAGATGATATTAGTAGAACTGTTGTTAAAAGCAAGTTTATGATGGTCGTAAAAATAACAGGAGCATTCGGTAAAGGATACAATAATCTACACATTACACAAGTCGTTACAAATACAGATCCAAATGAGTGTAATGAATCAGATCGTAATATTTGTGATCCACATATAACAATTAATACAAACACGGGAATTGCTGTTCATCTTTATTTAGATACTAGTACTGACAGTTTTTATTTAAGTTCGATGTTTCAAGCCATAGAAGATTATGGTATCGATCAAAATAAGATTGTTGGATTACGCGATTTATTAGCTCGTAACTTGAAGCATTTAGAAAATTTAAAGACGTTAGAAAAACAATTTGAAGAAACAACGGCAGTAAGGGAAAAGACAGTAGAACGTGGAAGTAAGAGAAAATTCGAAGGAGGATCTACAAACAAAATACTTAAAATTAAAGAACAAATTAAAATTATTAAAGCTAAATATAAAACTACGAAATTAGATAAATATTTAATACAAATTGATAAATTAAAAGAAAAGATAGAACAATTAAAATTAAAAGACAAGAAAAATAAAATTAAAGAACAAATTAAAGAATTAAAAGCCTTACATAAATTAAATCCTAAAAAAGCATATGTCAATAAAATGATAAAACTTAAAGAAAAATTAAATAATATGTAATAAATCATTTTTATTTTTTATAATAATCTAGTAAGATCTCAACAATGAGTAAATTATTTAAACTTCCTGAAAATTATTCGTGGAATCAATTAAAAGAAAGTTATAAAAAACTAGCTATTCAAAATCACCCTGATAAAGGTGGTGATCCTGATTTTTTTAATTTTATTACTGAACAATTCCAAAAACTTGCTATTGAAATTAAAAATAGAGATTCTAATAAATCACATTTTGATCTTAAACAAAATCATAAAGAATCTACTAGTCTTTCAAATCGTTTTGGTATATCTCAAGTTGCTAATGATACTTTTAGTAATAAGTTTAATAAAGCATTTGATGAAAATAAATTTGTTGATGAAGATGTAGAGTTTGGTTATGGTAGTATGATGGATCCTTCTAGTAAAGTTCGTGAAGATATTAACATCACTAATGTTTTTGGTAAATCTTCTGTTAGTTCCGCAAAGTTTAATAAAACATTTGATACTAGAGTTAAACCTTCAACGAATGTTATTAAATATAAAGAACCCGAAGCTCTACCATCTTGCTCTAAAATCATTCATTCTGAAATTGGTAATAAAACAACAGATTATTCAGGTAAAACTTCTAATAATAGTTTGAGTTATACAGATTTTAAAGTTGCTTTTACAGAAGAAAGAACACCTAATGATATCAATAGAAAGCAATTTAAAAATGTAAAAGAATATCAACAGTATAGTGATCGTAAATTAAAGAAAAGTATGACGGATAAAGAAATACTTTTTAAGAAAAAAGAAGAAATGTTAGAGGATAAAAGAGAAAAAGAAAGACTTTCACGTATTGAAGAACGTGATAAAAAATTAGCAGAATATTATGAAAAAATATCTAGATTAGGTTTGGGCAGTCAATAGTGGAGTTATTAGATCTTCAGAATAATCTGATCTGATTGATCTGATTGATATTATTGATTCTTCAGATATATCTGAATCATATAATATATCAGATTCGTCAGAAGATTCAGTATAGTTAAATATATTATATATCATTGTTTTGTAGTTATTATCTCCACCTGTTCTAGAAACTAATTTTGAACCAAGAGTACTAACCTTAATAGCGTCTTTATATTTTGTTTTTTTAACTTTTTCAAATACACATTGTAATTCATTGTATTCGTTGTATTCATTGTATTCATTGTATCCATTGTATCCATTGTATCCATTGTATCTATTGTATCCATTGTATTTAATGTATTCATTGTATAATTTGTTAAATGCTGTTATATATTTGATGGTTAATGATCTTCTTTTCTTTTCTTTGCTGTCTTTTATTGCATTTAATATTTCATCAGTAAAAACTAAAGTTTCAAAATATATGTTATATTCATAACATAGTGTTTCATCAGTATAATTATTAGCTTTTATTTTCATTGCAGTTGTTGTTAAATATATCATTAATTTATTTATAGCATCGCATATATTGTTGTAGTCTCTATGGTTTGCAATTTTATCTCTAGCTCTACTCATAATTAATGCAACAGTGTTAATATTTGGATTATTTATACGGACAATCCAAAAATAGTAATATGTATATATTGTGGATATTTTGGATTGTTTTAATTGTTGTTTAATATCCTTAGCTGCTTGTATACGTATATTTATATCTAATTCGTTTAATTTAGAGGATTTTTTTTCATCTTGGATAACATTTACATTTAATTTTTTTGTTTTGAGGTTTTGTGCTGGTTGTATTTCGTTTTGTTTTACATTTACATTTAATTTTTTTGTTTTGAGGTTTTGTGCTGGTTGTATTTCGTTTTGTTTTACATTTACATTTAATTTTTTTGTTTTGAGGTTTTGTGCTGGTTGTATTTCGTTTTGTTTTACATTTACATTTAATTTTGCTGTTTTGAGGTTTTGTGCTGGTTGTATTTCGTTTTGTTTTACATTTACATTTAATTTTGCTGTTTTGAGGTTTTGTGCTGGTTGTATTTCGTTTTGTTTTACATTTACATTTAATGTTTTTTTTACATTTAAATGTTGGTTGTTTTTGTCGCGCAACTTCTGCTCCTCTCGTTTTTTGCGCTGCTCAAACAGTGGGTCTTCATTTTGTGCTATATTAGCACTTTGTGTTTTTACTTTTATGTGTTGCAGTGGTTGTATTCTGCTTTGGCTTAGAGTTGCATTGTTTAGTTTTGCAGTTATATGCGGTGGTATGGATAAATGTGTTAAGAAAATTATATTAACCATAACATCGTCAAAATCTGTAAAGAAAGCCCTGCCAAATTTTATCATATTGGGATCTATGTTGTCTAAAAAAACATCTGTGTCTTTATAATTGCGTTTAGTACGTGCATTTGTTCTGGGGGTGGTCACAAATTTATTTACCTCGTCTTTTAAGGTAGTAAATTTTCGTCTTAACAACCCAAGGTGCTGTAAACATGCAACCTTGGCGTTGTAGTTTATCATTTTATAAAAATTATCTGTTTTTACGGTTTTTTCTGGATCTCGTTCAATCTGGTTTATTATAGTTTCAACCTTTTTCGTGTATGAAGCTGTTAATTCTGAAATAGTATTATTACCATCATTTATTTGATCCGTTATATTACCATCAGTTGCATGCCTTACATTCATTGTTCCAATGACTTGTCTATATGCGTAGATAGTTTCTTTAAATGCAACTCCTACTTTTATTAACTCGGGTGAAAACTTATTTTGGCTCTTATCTGAGGAGTTGTTATCTTGTAATATTTTGAAATTTGTCATAATAGCTCTTAAACCAGTGCTATAGAACCTGTATATTGCAACATATTTTGCCCTGGAATCCTTTCCTCCGTAATAGTTGTTTACGTTCGTTTGTATAGATTCAAAGACAGTAGAGTTGCTTGAAGGCAAAACAAATGGAATGTGATCCGTTGCTGTAAAGTTTTCTTTAATATGATTAATGCACTGTTTCGTTAGTTTTTTAAACCCTTCTTCTTGGAAGCCACCCGTATTTGGAGAGTCTGTAGCTATTATTGAAGTAAGAGATTTATAGTATATATTTATAAATTCTGTATTACCACTTGTGTTCGCATTTGCGTCTCTAAGAAACGCGTTGTGCTTCCTTGTTTTTTCATCTTTATTGTCATCACTAAGAGAATGAATAAAATCTTGACTGTTACTATGTTTTGCAAATTCAAGTAATGTAATAATACCGTTTTGAACTTTATTAACTAGTATTAATTTTAGTTGCATTATTTTTAATAGTATACTATAGGTTAGTTTATTAAACTTTAAATTTTCATCAGGGCTGAGCTTTTTGGAGTCAAGGTCTGTTATCTCAATTTTGTTACCATTATAGTTTGGTGTGTTTGCTATAGCAATAATTAGATACAAAAAAATGTCCTCGTATAGTACTGTTGTTTGTTGTTTTGGTTTTTGTTGTTGTGGTCTTTTCTGTTGTGGTACTGTTGTTTGTTGTTTTGGTTTTTGTTGTTGTGGTTTTTTGCTCATATTTACATTTAAAGACACATAAAGATTATTAAGAAAACATAACATATGACGAATTTATATCAAGTGTTAGGAGTAGAAAAATCGGCATCTACAGATGATATTAAAAGAGCATATAAAAAACTAGCAGTTCAAAATCATCCTGATAAAGGTGGTGATGAAAAGAAATTTCAAGAAATATCAAATGCCTATGATGTTTTAAGCGATCCTAAGAAAAAACAAGAATATGATAATGGAGGAACTAATGGAAATAGGTTTAATAGAAATCACGACGATATATTTGCACATTTCTTTGGTAGAAGAGGAGGACCACAACAACCGCAAAAATGTAATGATATTTTAAAACCATATAAAATAACTCTACGTGATGCTTTTACTGGTGTTAAAAAAACATTAAAAATTAAATTAAAAGCATTTAATTTAGATAAATTGAAAAGTTGTGATGATTGTAATGGTATGGGTAGAATAAAGAACATACGTAATATGGGTGTATTCCAACAAGTTTTTGAAATGCAATGTAATAGTTGTAGTGGAACAGGGTCTAAAAACTTAGAAGAATCTGCGTATGAAATTGAAAAAACCTTAGAATTGAATATACCGAAAGGAATACATAATAATAATAAGATTTGTATAGATGGTTGTGGGGAACAACCTAAAGTAAAAAATAAAAAACCAGGTAATTTAGTATTTAACATTGAAATAATGAACAATGATACTTTTACACGTGATAAGGATAATTTACATGCATCGATAAAAATAGATTTTATATCTTCATTATGCGGAGCAAATATTCAATTTAATATTATGGATGAGGATAAAATAACATTTAATACATCTCAATTTAATATAGTGCATCCAAATAAGAAATATGAATTTAAAGAAAAAGGGATGCCAATCCAAGGAACAAATAAAAGAGGTAATTTATACATTGAGTTTGATGTAGAATATCCTACATTAACTGAAGAACAAAGGGAAGGTATTAAAGAAATATTGAAAAATGCTACTATATTATAATTTTACATTATTATAATGACAAAGAACCATACTTTGATACATAAATACTATATCACGTTTATTTAAAAATATAGATTTTAATACTTGTAGTAATATTAGAAAAGTTTTAAGCAAATTGCTTACTATTGCTATAAAAACAATGAAATAATAGAAAGAAATAGGTAATACTTCACCTATTACACCAACCGAAAAGATAAATGGGACAAGATTATTTATTTTTATATATTCTAAAACATAGTTTTAGGTAATTTGTTAAATGTTTTTTTTTCTTTATTTTGGTAGTTATTATTTCTTTTATTACTCTTTTTATATCTTCATATGTATTTGGACTTTCTTTTTTAATGTAATGTTTCAATTGACTAAAAACTCTTCTATTGCATTTGTTTCTAGATGATATGGAACACAATATAATAAATCATTATTGCTTTCTTCTATTAGTTCTCTTATTTGTTAGAACGATGTATAACAGCATTATCTATTATGATTAAATAATTTTTATATTTATCTTTGATACTTTTATTATAAAAATCTAATATATTTTGTGTTTTTTAATCCACCTTTTATGTCTTTATATAAAATATAATCTATGATTTTATCAGCACTAATTGCAAATAATAAATTATATCTTTTATAAGGATACTTATATGTTTTTTCTATTACTCTTGTACCACTTTTACTTCTACCATAAGATGGTTTCATATTTAGATAAATAGAAGTTTCATCTAAACATATTGTTTTATCATAATTGAACTTTTTAAACTTTTTGTAAAATATTTCCAAATCTTCTTTCTCTTGTCCTTCTTTCTTTTCAGGATAATATTTGCTTCTTAATTTCTTTCTTGTAATTTTGTTAGAATGTAATATATTATATATAGAATGGTCTGATAATTTTATTTTATATTTTTTATTTATTAATTTAGAACATTCCCATAATGTAGTAGTTGGATATAATTTAACATAATTTTTAACAGATGTTATTATTTCTGGTGTAATTTTAGTATTTTCCTGTTCTCTATTTTTTCTCTTAATATTACCATCTTTATTATATTTTATCTTCCATCTTGATAAAGATTGTATTTTACAATTAAAAATTTTATTACATACATCTCTTATAGTCTTATTATGTGTCAAATAATATTTAACAGCAGTTAATTTATAATCTTTACTATGTTTTTCTACCATTATCTCTTACTATATAAATGAACTTAAATATAATGTTATATATTATTATATAACATTATGGATATTACAGAACTGGTAAAAGAAAATGAAAAACTTAAAAATGAAATATTAGAATTAAAAGAACAATTACAAAATATACTTATGGTAATACTCACAGAAGATATTATGAAAAAATAAAGAAAAAGTAAAAGAAGGAGGTGCAAATTATCTAAAAAAATTAAAAGAAGAAAATCCAGAGAAATTAAAAGAATATAGGAGAACAGCATATGAAAATAGAAAGAAAAAAGAAGTTATATAAAAAAAATGATATATATATCATAATGTCAAATAATAAAGGTATTCCAACAATTGGTGTAAGAGGTATTCAGTTTAGAAGCAGAATTGAAGCACAATGGGCATATATATATATTTGAAAAATTTGAATGGAATTGGGAATATGAACCAATTGATTTAGCAGGATAAATACCAGACTTTATTATTAAATTTGATGATGAAGAATTCTTGATAGAGATAAAAGGAGATACTAATATATGGAAAGAATAAAAATATAAGCTTCATATTGATAAAATTTTAAAATCAGGATGGAAAGGACAATTTGGAATATTAGGTAGTACATATAAAAAAACAAATGACTTTAACTCTATTGAAAGAATAAATATTAATAAATTATATAATGAAAATCATAATATTTGTCAAAATGACAAAATTACTTATGATGATTTAATTATAATATACAGTGGTGGTGAGGTAAATAAATTTTATATTGATGGTCTTGATAAAAAAGAGATTTTAGATTGCCCTTTATATAAAAGAAAAGATACATTTTATGACATAAATGAACATTTTCAAAAAATATGGGTGGAGCAAAAAATAAAGTGCAATGGAAAGGAATTCAAAATAAAAGTGAATTTAAACCAAATAAGAATACTATTATAAAATTGTTAAAGTGTTCAAAAATAAATGAAAAAGGAGACAGTTATATAAAATATGATGGTTCAAAATATGAAGGACTTTCATATGAAGAAAGTCAATATTTTATACAAAATGGAGGAATTAGTAAATGGATAGATGAAATATGTGATATAATGTTTAAAAATCTTAAAACAATAAAAGATGTGCTAATGCATGAACTTATAAATCAAGATGATAAAAAGAATTATGAGGTGTTATGAAAAAAAAAATAAAATGTATTATGAAACGTATAACGAATCACCATTATGGGGAAATATAGACATATTTATTTATAATAAAGCACATATATATATAAAGTTAATTATGATAAATCAATACAATATTTACAAACTAATGATATGAATAAGTATAAAAAATTAACATTATCATTTCTACAAGAACCAATTGAAATGACTGAAAATGATTTTATGGAAAAATGATATAATGACAATTAAATATATACTATATAGTATTATACATAATGAAAAAGCCTCCTAATAAGTATAAATGTATTAAATTACCTATTAACACTATCCTTTATAAAAATGAAGAAAGTCATAATATTTTTAGTACTATTTAAGATGTTGTTTATAGAACAAATTATATTACTACTAAAACAAGTTTATTGTTAAGATTATGGTGTTTAGATAAGTATCATAACAATATTTAAATACCTTTAATTGATGAAAATACTATTAAAATGTGTATGAAGTCTTTACTTTTACCATCACGTGGTCTTAAACCTAAAAATAATAATCTATTATTATTTAATGAGTTTAAAAAATTACATACTTTCAATTTAGAAGATGGTAATAATTTATCTGCTATTTTAGATTATTATGCAATTACTATTCTTACCTCTATTGAAAATAATATTAAAATGCATTTTTTTGATTATGTTAATCGTTTTATAAATTCTTATTTTAAGTTTTTTTATAAAGATAAAATCAATAATAAAGAGTTTAAAAAACAATTGTTTAAGGATTTATATGTTGTTAAAAATGACATTATAAATGGAACATTAAATGCTAATAAAAAGCACCTGTTCTGCAAATAAATCAATCATATTAAGTTAAAAATATTTATCATTTATAGTTTTATTACTTAAATTGATTAGTTCTATGTTAGTTTTTGAACTCTATGTTGTAATACCAAATTCTTTCTTTGTATTTAATTATTATATTCTTACATTTTACTGTATTTTATTTAATATAAGTTATTAAAACTATATAATCATTTGTATATAGCTATATAAAAATGCATATAACATCTTTAGTAGCAGGAGAAGAGTTTGCGAATACCTATATTGATTTTACTAAACTTGGTAAATTAGTGATTGATGTAGGTGGTCAAGATGTGAATGGATCTTTAAGGGAATATTATGAAAACAAAGGATTAAAATATATTTGTGTGGATATTGTGGAACATAAATCAGTTGATGTAGTAATAAAATTAGGTGATAAAACTACCTTTTAGAGATTCTAGTGTTGATTACATAATATCTAATTCAGCATTTGAACATGATCCTTGTTTTTGGATGACTTTTAAAGAGATGACTAGGATAATTAAAGAAGATGGATTTATATATGTGAATACACCATCAAGTGGTCCTTATCATCCATATGTTACTGATAATTATCGTTTTTATGCTGATGCCGGACAAGCACTTGCTTATTGGTCGGGTATTCAAGTTGTTAATGAACGTGTATTTCCAGTAAAAGTAGTAGAAACATTTAATATTTTAGGAACAGAATGGAAAGACTTCTGTTGTATTTGGAAAAAAGTTAAATATAAAGAAACTTCTCATATTTTACAAGAAAATGTTGTAAAAACAAAAGGAAAATTGGAGAATGCAGTAAATTTGCGTGGATATAAAACAGTTAAAAAGAAATAATTATTCTTCATAAGCAGGATCAAATACACTGATATCACTAGTTTCCATATAACGAACTAATCCAGGTGTTCCGTAATAGTATGTATTAAGTTCATCAATAAAATCAAATTGTTCTGAACAAGAGCAAGCTAATTTGCGTTTTTTATCTTCATATTTATTAATATCAAAATATTTAATATCAAAGCTATTTTTTATATCACCTTCTTTACAAGCACATTTAATGGCTGTTCTACGTTTTTTAAGATCATATTTAATTTTATACATAGAGTTTTCATATTTGTCTTTAGCAACTAAACTAATTCTATCTTTTGTTGTACTAGGTCTATAACAACGTGAAGATTTAACTGCTTTATTATAGTTAATATGCCATATTAAAGTCATAATAGTTAATACAACAAATAATGAAACTATTAATGTAAAAAATAATTCATAATAATCCATATTTATCTAATTATAACATATAATAACAATTTCATTTGATTTTTTGGATTTATTCATTCCATAATTCCAATCAGTTTCAATAATTTTATAATTTTTATAAAGATCTTTAATATAATTACAATTATTATAGGTCATTATCCAATTATTTTTATTTGATAAGCATTTATGTAATTTAATATGATCAAAATGTTCGTGTAGATCACCATTATTTCCATATAAATTTGATTTAGATTCAAGATAATACGGAGGATCTAAGAATATTAAAGAATTCTTATTTTGTAAGAATTCTTCAAAATCCATATTTGTTATAGTAAGACGATCTAAGTGTAATTTAGATATTCTTTCAATAGATGTTGTTGTAAATCTTTTAGTAGATGATTCCAATGAAAAACCACCTGATAATGTAGCACCACTAAAAGAACATCTATTTATTATGAAAAACATTATAGATTGTTTCACTGGGTTGGTTTCTGTTAATATTTTATTACGTAGATCTTGAAATTTATTTTTAGTAATAGTATTGATATATGGATAAAGTTCTTTACATAATTTATCGTTATTATCTTTGCAAGTGTTCCAAAAATTGTATAAAGGTATAAATTTATCATTAGCAATAATATGTAAATTAGGAAAAGTATTTTGTAAATGAAATTCAAAAGATCCTCCACCAAAAAAAGGTGATATAATTGTAGTAAATTTACTTAAATCAAAATATGTTGTTAGGATTTCGTAGAGTTTATTACAAGCTTTTGTTTTACCACCAGGATATCTTAATGGTGATATGTTATTTATTTTATATATAAGATTGTTAGGTAATTTATTTATATTATCTAAAGAATAATTAGAAATTGGTAAATCTTTAATATTTTTAGGTTTACAGGAAGCGGTTATAGATAAACTACAATATCCATTTTGTAATTTTGTAGAATGAACTTTAATTCTAAAACGTAGTTCTTGTTTAATTTCAAAAATAGGAACATTAAAAGCACAAATATCATTTTCTAAATAATATAACCCATAACCATAATTAATTTGAATGTAATTACAACCTTTTTCATAGTATAATTTGCGAATAGTATCATTAGGTATATCAAAATATACATCTTTAAAATTATGTTTTTCTTTTGACCATTCATCATATGTAATATGTTTTGTAATGAAAGATGGTATTTTGCCATCATACAGCTTAATATTTTGAATTAAATCATCAATTATTTTATTATTAGTTTTAGTTTGCCATTTGTTATTTAAATAATTGATTGAAAATTGCATCCAATCTGGAGTATTATATGATTTTATTTCAATACCAATATCTTGTTCTTTAAGAAAATTACATAATATATCACATTTATTAGTAGAATTACCTAAATCATTTTGATTTTGAGTGTTAAATTGTTTATCGTTTAAACAAGTATTTGTAATAATATTATGTATTTTTTTTTCATAATTATTACCATTAATTGAACATAATTGTCCTTTAACACTAATTTGTTTGGAATGAATAAGTTCTAATAACTTAGTTTTATTACAATTTGAATAACCTGAGATATTATTATTTTTACAGAAAGTTATTAATTTATTTTTACTCCAATTTATAGTAGGTTTATTGTCTGTTTTAGTAAGATTATCAAGTTGTTTATTAAGATCTACATTAATTTTAATAAGTTCTTCAAGTTGGTTATTAAGATCTACATTAATTTTAGTAAGATTATCATTCTTAATTTGAAGATCTTCAAGTTGTCTAGTAAGTTCTTCTATCATTATATATATTTAATGTAATATAATTCATTTTTATATTACTTATCCTAAGCTACTATATGTAGCTGTGCATACATTTTTAAATAGTTTATTTTTAATACCAGTTGTAAAATTGGTATCTTCATCTACTAGATAGTTTTGCATTTGTGCGTTAGTGCATTGTTTGATTAAAGCCTCTCGTTTTAATTCTGTCATTTGTTCGTGCGTAAGGTTATATCGTTTTCTTGAAATATTATTTTCATTATCATTTTGTTCTAATTTCTTTTTAGTATCACCGCATATATCTTCTAAACTAAACTTAGCATCTTTAAGAATAGATGCTTTAATCTGTTCATACATATCTTTAGGGACTGAATATTTTACAGTGGATTCTAATATAATATTAACAACAATACCTGATACAAACTTACCACTAAATATTAATTTATCAAAGAAAGCAAATATACCTAATTGTTTTAAGTTTCCTATTGGATAAAAAGAGAAGGCTTTGTATAATTCGCAACCAATTGGCCATATTTTTGATATAGGAACAAGTAGAAATCTATAATAAATGTAAATAAATATTATAAAACAAGTAATACTTACAAATATAATAACAGATGCAATTAAAACATAAACATTTTGTAAAATACTATCAAGTATCTTTAAAACTACTTTATAAATAATACGTGCTTGAATTCTTCTATTTAATTCAATTGATGTTGATAACCAAGCTTTTAAAAACTTATGAACAAAAAATGCTAAAATATACAAAATTGATAAAACATAAATAGTTACTATCATTTTATATTGTATAAGGATTTATATATCATATAAGGGATCTATATACCATAAAAGTTAGTATATAGTAAAATAAAGAATTATAAAGATCTATATGTGATTACAATAAATTATATGTTATTTGTAGAGATCTATATGTGATTACAATAAATTATATGTTATTTGTAAAGATCTATATGTGATTACAATAAATTATATGTTATTTGTAGAGATCTATATGTGATTACAATTAATTATATGTTATTTGTAAAGATCTATATGTGATTACAATTAATTATATGTTATTTGTAGAGATCTATATGTGATTACAATAAATTATATGTTATTTGTAGAGATCTATATGTGATTACAATTAATTATATGTTATTTGTAGAGATCTATATGTGATTACAATAAATTATATGTTATTTGTAGAGATCTATATGTGATTACAATTAATTATATGTTATTTGTAGAGATCTATATGTGATTACAATTAATTATATGTTATTTGTAGAGATCTATATGTGATTACAATTAATTATATGTTATTTGTAGAGATCTATATGTGATTACAATAAATTATATGTTATTTGTAGAGATCTATATGTGATTACAATAAATTATAAAATCCTTTATATGGTATATAAAGATCTATATGTGATTACAATTAATTATATGTTATTTGTAGAGATCTATATGTGATTACAATTAATTATATGTTATTTGTAGAGATCTATATGTGATTACAATTAATTATATGTTATTTGTAGAGATCTATATGTGATTACAATAAATTATATGTTATTTGTAGAGATCTATATGTGATTACAATAAATTATAAAATCCTTTATATGGTATATAAAGATCTATATGTGATTACAATTAATTATATGTGATTTATAATAAATAATAAAATTCTTTGTATATGTTTATAATATTATTGTTCAAAGTTTGAAACAATATCTAATGATAATAGACGCCAATCTTCGTTGAATATAGTTAATATATCATTTTCAATTTTATTACCATTAACTTTTTTACTTTCAATACATTGTTTAATATATTCATTAAAATTATCAATAAAATATGTTGTAGTTGAGTTTATGAAAGTTGAATTATAATTATCTATAACATTATTTTGAAATAATATAATATCTTTATGTTTCCTTAATTCTTTAATTAATATTTTTAAGTTTTTATTAAAATACATTTATAAATTGATTTAAAAATGATATCATTTTTTCATATAATATAAAATAAATGTTTGATATTAAGTTAACAAAAGAATCGATTGTTTTTTTTGATTGTAGTTATTATATTTTTTATAGATATTTTGCTACAAAAAGATGGATAAGTTTTCAAAAAAATGCTGAAAACATTAACTTCCTAGAAGCATTTGAAAGACATTTTGAAAATGATCTTAATAAACTATGTAAAAAGTTTAAAACAATAAGATCAAATATGTATTTTGGTGTAGATTGTTATAGAAATACAATTTGGCGAAATGAATATTTAAAAACGTATAAACAACATAGAGTTGAAAATCCAGAATTTGATAGAGATATATTTGATTACTTTAAAACTACAATAAACGATAAATTTAACTTAAAATTAATAAATTGCGATAATTTAGAAGCAGATGATGTTATAGCAATAATTCATAAAGAAATAACTAATAAAGTAAAAATAATAATAATTACAAATGATAGTGATTATGTGCAACTTAAGAATGATAAGACAACAATAATTAATATGCAATTGAAAGATATAACTTTAAAACATAATTTAAAAAACTATACTATTTATAAAGCTTTAATAGGTGATAAATCGGATAATATAAAACGTGTTGGTAAAATAACTAAAGCAACTGCTGATAAAATAATACAAAAACCTACAGATGAAATATATGAATGGTTAAAAGAAAATGAATTATTAACTGAATATAATAATAATATAAGGTTAATAGATTTTAATTATATTCCAAAAGAATTAATTAATAATTTATTAAGTAATATAAATATTATATAAAAATGATATAAAATATAATTTTTATTTATTTAATAATGAACGAAGATGAACTTTGGAATCTTATGGATAAAGTTAGTATAGAAGATAATATTTATCCTAAAGAAATAAGTTGTTCTTATTGTCATTATGACAAGTTTATTAAAGATGATAATCTTTTAACTTGTGTAAGATGTTATAATATAATTGACAATATTATAGATTGTACTGCAGAATGGAGATATTATAATGGAGATGATAATAAATCGGGAAGATCCTTCAAGATGTGGATTACCAACAAATGTTTTATTACCAAAATCATCATTAGGTTCTATTATTGGTAAAAGTATGCGTGATAGTAAAGATTTACATTGTATTCGTAAATTGCAAACTTGGACTAGTATGCCTTATAGCGAGCGTAAATTATTGAATGTATTTGAAAGATTTGCAAATAATACTAATAATAAAGGTATATCTGGAAAAGTATTATATGATGCTAAAATAATGTATAAAAAAGTATCAAGTTTAAAAATATCTAGAGGTGATAATAATGATGGTTTAGTAGCTTCTTGTGTTTATTATGCTTGTATAATAAATAATGTTCCACGTAGTATTAAAGAAATTGCGGAAATGTTTGAAATAACACCAATAACCTTAACAAAAGGTAATGCAAGATTTCAAAAATTAAATCCGATGAATGTTTTTTCATCTTCACCTCACGAATTTATTTCAAGATTTGGATCTCAATTAAATATGTCTCAAAAAGATATAGCTGTATGTGTAGAATTATCAAAATATTTATATAACGAAGATATATTACGAGATAATTCACCTACTAGTTCTGCTTCAGGAATAATGTGTTATTATTGTAATAATAAAGGTTTAGATATATCAAAGAAATATATAGCAAATATATGTGGTGTTAGTGAAGTGACTGTAACAAAAAGTTATAAACATATTTTAAAATATGACAATGTTATAAAAGAACATTACTTTTTAACTGAAAAAGTATAAAATATAAACATAGCACCTAAAGTTGTTAAGAAATTTAATATACCAATAGATATAATGATAGGAATGAGAACATATAATATTTGATGTTGTAATAGATCTTTAAAATCACTTTCAAGTAGTTTTTTTTTAATAAAGTTTATAAATATGTCTATATAATCTTTATTATGCGTAGTAGTCATAATTTTCTTAACATTTTAATTATATTAAAATGATACCATTTAACGCAATAATTAAACGCAATGATTTTTATATTTCAACACCTATTAATGATTATGTTTTAACTTTAACTAATATTGATATTATTAATATCATACAAAATTCAGCAAAAAAATATGTTATTATTGTTAAAATTAATGAAAATAATGATAAACAAATATTATCAAAAATTGAAAGATCTTCCCAAGATGTAGTTATTAATAATAATAATAAATGGTTTAAAAATAATTTAGAATATCAAGATATTATTGATAATTATTTACCCTGTTTTAATGAACAAAATAATACATTAGAGATAGTATTACATAAAGATTATTTTCCAACATTGGATGGTTACGTTGATATTGAAGATTTAATTAAAAATCAAAAAACTAATTGTTTGAAAAATATAACTATTAAACTAATAGGTATTTATATTAAAAACAATAGTTTTTTACATAAGATGGTTAGTTCGTAATATTGAAAAAATTGAAAATGATACTAATGAATTAGAAAATATTGATGAATTATTTGATGCTAAATATGAAAGATTGGTTAATAAAATAGATGATAAAATCAAGTTTTTAAAGAATACTAAATTAGATCTTAAAAAAATATATGATAGTAAAGATTTTGAAGCGTTATTAAAAAGTTTTTATCTTATATTAGATAAAATATAATATGGCAGAAGATAACAACAAACTTGTTTTATACTTTGCACTTTTGATACTTCTATTACTCTTAGTTTTATTATTTCAAGCTTATAACTCAAAATGCAAAGTTTTTAATTA